ACCAGCAAATACTCGACTGTAGTTACCAGTGTAATTACCTGCGAATGCACGTGAGTAATTACCAGTGTATTCACCAGCGAAGTCACGTGAGTAATTACCAGTGTAGTTACCTGCAAATCCAGGAGTTGCTAGAGTTGCTGTAACAGTGTTACCAGTTAGGTTGTCTGCAACAGCACCAGTTCTTACTTCAGTAACGTTATCGTTTGCGTCGGTGATTCTATATCCATCGAATGACTTATATGTGCCATCCGCCTTCCACGTAAACTGCGTAGACTGATCATGTACTGAAGGAGCGCCACTACTTGTATTGTCAGTAACATGACCACTACTGATGTCAGTACTATCTTGCCTAAATTGTAATTGCTTTTCGTGCTCGCCCAGATTGTAGGTTTCAACAACACTATTAAGTCCTGGACGATTAATATCAATAAGAGAAATATCGCCCGATAGAATTTCAACTCTCTTAACTGATCCGGCAGAATCCACCGCTGCGTAGAAATCGTTCCTCAATTGTGCTCTTATAGAACTAGCTTGAAAAGTGAATCGAACTTTCCATCCAGAGACTAGTGTGACACCATAACTTGATTCAGGCACCAACCCAGTAGTTGGACCAGTATATGTGCCAGTGTACTCACCTGCGAATCCGCGCGTGAAGTTACCGACATATTGCCCAGAGAAGTCACGTGAGTAAGTACCAGTATAGTTACCTACAAAGTCACGTGAATATGTGCCAGCATATTGACCAGAGAATGAACGCGAATATGTTCCAGTGTACTCACCAGCAAAGCCACGTGAGTAGTTACCGACATATTGTCCAGAGAAGTCACGTGAGTAAGTACCAGTATAGTTACCTACAAAGTCACGTGAATATGTGCCAGCATATTGACCAGAGAAGTCGCGTGTATAGTTACCGACATAGTTACCACCAAAGTCACGTGTATATGCACCAGTGTATTCGCCTACAAAATTACGCGAGTAAGTTCCAGCATATTCGCCTGCGAATCCTCGAGAGTAAGTTCCTGCATATTCACCGGCGAAATCACGTGAGTAGTTGCCTACGTAATTCCCAGCGAAGTCACGACTGTAGTTACCGACATAGTTACCACCAAAGTCACGTGTATATGCACCAGTGTATTCGCCAGCGAAATCACGTGAGTAGTTGCCCACATAGTTACCACCAAAGTCACGGCTGTAGTTGCCTACGTAATTCCCAGCGAAGCCACGAGTGTACGCACCGGTGTATTCGCCAGCGAAGTCGCGTGAATATGTGCCAGCATATTGACCAGAGAATCCTCTAGCATAGTTTCCTACATACTGACCAGAGAAGGCACGTGAGTAGTTACCGACATAGTTATCGACGATCTGGCGTGTATATGCACCAGTGTATTCACCAACGAAGTCGCGAGTGAAGTTACGAGCATAATTGCCGACGAAGTCATTTGAGTAAGTACCAGTATATTGACCAGAGAAACCTCGTGTATAGTTGCCAGTATAGTTGCCAGCAAAGTCACGAGAGTAAGTTCCAGTGTATTCACCTGCAAATCCACGAGAATAGTTACCCGCAAAGTTGCCGACGAAATCACGTGTATATGTACCAGTGTATTCACCCGCAAATGTTCTTGAGTAATTTCCTACGAAGTTACCTGCAAAGTCACGAGAGTAGTTACCTGTGAAGTCACGAGAGTAGTTACCTGTGAACGTACGGTTATACGCACCAGTGTAATTCCCCGCAAAGTTGCGCGAGAAGTTACCTACGTACTGACCAGAGAATGCACGAGTATATGCACCAGAATATGCGCCTGTGTACTGACCAGAGAATGCTCTTGTGTAAGTACCTGTGTACTGACCAGAGAATGCCCTAGCATAATTACCTGCATAGTTGCCGGCGAAACCACGTGAGTAGTTACCGACATAGTTGCCTGCAAAGTTGCCTACGAAATCGCCTACAAAGTTGCCAGCGAAGTTACGGCTGTACTGACCAGAGAAGTTACGCGAGTAGTTTCCAACAAATCCACGTGAATAGTTACCAGTGTAGTTACCAGTGAATACACGTGAGTATGATGGAGTTGCATAACGCAATTGGTCGATTGTAGGTGCCGATGGATGAGACATATCGTCTACACGAGGATCATACCATTGCTGACTTACAGATGGGTTTGTTGAGTAATACAAGTATGAACGCATAAATGTATCGTTCTGAGTATCACCCCAAATAAAGTCAGATACAACGTTCGCTACCATCTCACCTGAAGTATTATAGACACCAGATGTTGAATCTTTAGTCCCTACAGTTGTTCCTGCTGGGTGTACGTGACCAACAATTAAGAACCATTCGTTCGAAGTATCTGCGGTAGTGCCTGTCATAGTGGCCCAATCGTGACTTACGAAATATGGGTTGATGGTTTGAGCACCATTAGAGGCGTGCTTGATGATGTCAGATCCAGTTGCTGCAGGTGTATTGTGAACATCCCATCGAGAGCCTGGACCTAGATAAGTGTAACCGTCTCCAGAAAGAACGCCGGTAACAGGACGACGAATCCACATAGAGTATCGATATTTCTTAGTTCTATCGATGCTAAACGTGCTTGAAGTTGGACCGCCTTCGTAGTCACTCGCCGCATCATTACCTGGCTGATCAAGAACTAATCCAGGACCGAACGGTGTGTCTGTGATTGACTTGACTTCACCCTGAACTGTTTGATCAGACCAAGCTTGCTGACCCGCAACCCAAGAGTTTGCCAACCAACCGCTCTGCCACAACTTATTAGAGTAATCATAATATGTTCCGCTAGCAGTACCAGTCGTTGCATTCCTAGAGTAAGACTGAATTCTTGTTCGAGAATAGCTGTTCGCATACTGTCCTACGAATGTCGATAGACGTGTACGTGCGTAAGCAGAGTAACGTGTACGTGTTGATGTACGAGCGTACTCGCCAGTATAGTTACCAGTATACTCGCCAACAAATCCACGAGAGTAGTTTCCGACAAAATCGCCAGCGAAGTTACGGCTGTAGTTTCCGATAAAGTTGCCCGCGAAGTTAGTTACGCGATCACGAGTATACGCTGAACCACGTGTACGAGTCGATGTACGTGCGTAAGCAGAACCACGATTACGTGTAGAGTTACGTGTAGAAACGCGTGTAAAGTTACCTACGTAGTCTGTGATACGTGTTCTTGAGTATGCACTGTAACGTGTACGAGTAGACGTACGAGTCGAAACACGTGTGAAGTTACCTACGTAATTTGTGATACGTGTACGAGCATACGCTGAATTACGTGTGCGTGTGTAGTTCGTTGCGCGAGTACGAGCATATGCTGAGTAACGTGTGCGAGTCGATGTACGAGTTGAAGTACGTGCGTAGTTACCAGTGTATGTTACCGCACTAGTTCTTGCATATGCGCTGTTACGTGTGCGAGTATAATCAGTTGCACGTGTGCGAGCGTATGAAGAGTAACGTGTACGAGTAGAAGTACGAGTTGATGTACGTGAGAAATCACCAACATAGTTAGTAACACGTGTACGAGCGTATGCTGAGTAACGTGTACGAGTCGATGTACGTGTAGAAGTACGAGCATACTCACCAACGAAGTTGCCTGCATAGTAACCAGTACGCGTATAATTGCCTACAAAGTTACCCGCATAATAACCTGTGCGAGTATAATTTCCTACGAAATCACCTGCATAGTAACCAGTACGTGTATAGTTATCTGTACGCGTCGATGTACGTGTGCTAGTGCGAGTAAATGCGCGAGCGTAGTTACCAGTGTAACTTAATGTACGCGTATAGTAACCAGTATTTGTTGACGTACGAGTAGAAGTACGTGAATAATTACCTACATATGAGAAAGGACGGTTACGTGAGTAAGCAGCCACTCTGTTACGTGCATAAGCACGAGAGTAGTTACCAACATAACTACCTGCACGAGTGCGCGAGTAGTTGCCAGTATATGTTACGTTGCGAGAGTAGTTGCCCACAAAGTTACCAGTGTATGTTGCAGTACCTGAGAAATTACCACCGAAGTTGCCTGCGAAATCACCTGTGTAACTAATTGATGATACTCCTCGAATCGTCAATGCATACCATGCCACTCCACCTGACGTGTATTGATAAGTGCCTCTTTCAATCCATCTTGTGCCAGCAGAAACAGTTGTACCGCCACTAAACCAACCAGAATTTGTGTTAAGGAACCCTGTCACACCGGAACTATGTGTTTCAATGACGTTCTGTGGGTGTTTATAAATGGTAATAGCACCCGTGGATGCGTTTTCGGCCCAAGCAACCGGATCACCTTTACCACCTGCGGTAAACGCGTTATTTAGATAGTATGTCGAGTTAGGACCGGATCCTGTTGACACACGAGTAGAGGTTCTTGTTGATGTACGAGTTGAAGAAGTATTTCTTGTATACCCTGTAGCCCTAGTTCTGCTGTAACTTGCTGTTCCTGCTCTATTACGTGAATAATTGCCTGCATATGAGAATGCGCGACTACGAGTAAATGCACGAGAGTAGTTACCAACAAATGTTCGGCTATAGTTGCCTGTATAGTTACCTGCACGAGTACGCGAGTAATTGCCTACGAAATTGCCTGCATAGTACAATGTACGAGTATAGGCAGGTGTGCGTGTATAGTTTGCAGAATAATTACGTGCATAATTACCTACGAAGTTGCCAGCGAAACTCAATGGGCGTGAATAGACAAGAGTACGTGTTGATGTACGCGTTGATGTACGAGTGTAATCTAGAACACGAGTAGAGGTTCTTGTTGATGTGCGAGTGTAATCTAGAACACGAGTAGAAGTGCGAGTTGAAGTTCTTGCATAGTTACCTACGAAATCACCTGCAAAGTTGCCCGCATAACCACGTGCATAGTTACCAACAAAGTCGCCAGTAAATGTTGTCGCATAATTGCCAACGTAGTTACCAACATAGTTGCCAGCGAAACCACGTGCATAATTGCCTACGAAGTTGCCTACGTAATTTCCAACGAAACCACGTGCGTAGTTACCAACGAAACTTGATGGTCGTGCACGAGTATATTCGCCTACGAAATTACCGGCATAGTTGCCAGCAAATGCGCGTGAATAATTGCCTACGAAGTTGCCTGTATAATCGCCAACAAAGTTACGAGCATAGTTACCAACGAAGTCGCCAGTAAATGTTGTTGTGTAGTTACCAGTATAGTTGCCACCATAATTACCAGCAAATGCGCGTGAATAATTACCTACGAAGTTGCCAGTAAATGTTGTTGTGTAGTTACCAGTATAGTTGCCTGTATAGTCGCCTACGAATGTGCGAGCATAGTTACCGACAAAGTCTCCCGCAAAGTTGCGGGAATAATTACCGATGAAGTTACCTGCAAAGTTTGTTACGCGGTCACGAGTGTATGCAGATGCACGAGTACGTGTTGAAGTACGTGCATATGCTGAGTAACGAGTACGTGCAGATACGCGAGTAGAAACTCGGGCGTAGTTACCGACATAGTTACCAGCGAAACCACGCGAGTAGTTTCCTACAAAGTTACGCGAGTAGTTTCCTGCAAAGTTACGGCTGTAGTTGCCTACGAAGTTTCCTGTATAGTTTGCAGTACGTGTTGCTCGGACATACGAAGAAACGCGATCACGTGCATAGACGGCAGAGTATACAGAAGTGCGTGTACGGGCATATGTCGAAACACGTGCACGTGAGAAGACGCCTGTAAAGTTAGTAACTCGTGTACGAGTATAGTTTGTCACTCGTGTACGAGTATAATCTGCTGAATATGCTGAGTTACGTGTTCTTGTTGATGTGCGAGTGTAAACAGAGTTACGTGAACGAGAATATGTGCCAGCGTATGCAGAGACACGGTTACGAGAATAAGTTCCTGCGTAAGTGCCTGTATAAGATGATACACGAGTACGTGAGAAAGTTGCTGCATAAGTCGAAGTACGTGCACGTGCATATGTTCCTGAGTAAGTAGAAACACGGCCACGAGTGTATGCCGAAGTACGAGTACGTGCAAAGATACCAGCAAAGTTTGTTACACGGTCGCGTGTGTATACTGAAACACGTGCACGACTGTAAGTGCCTGAATAACTGTTAGTAAATGCAGTTAGACGTGTACGTGTGTACGCAGATGCACGAACTCTTGAGTATGTACCACCATACGCTGAAGTACGTGTTCGAGTATATGCTGCAGCAAATGCAGATGTACGTAGACGTGAGTAAGTACCGTCATAAGTTGAAGTACGAGTACGTGCGAAAGTGCCTACGTAAATCGAAGTACGTGAACGCGCATATGTTCCTGAGTATGCAGATGTACGGTTACGTGTATAGTTACCTGCGTATGTAGAAATACGTGCACGTGAGTAAGTGTCTATGTACGATGAAACACGATTGCGTGAGTATGTACCGTTGTACGTAGAAGTTCGAGTACGTGAGTAAGTACCTGTGTAAGAAGATACCCGAGTACGGCTGTAGTCAAACGAATATACTGAAGTACGTGTGCGAGTGTAATCGGCAGAATATACTGAATTACGTGTACGTGAGTAAGTACCTGAGTAAGAAGAAACGCGTGTACGAGTATAGTCGGCAGAGTATGTCGAAGTACGTGTACGAGCATAATCAAACGAGTACGATGATGTACGAGTGCGTGAATAAGTTCCTGCGTATGATGAAACACGGTTACGTGCATATGTACCATCGTAAGTAGATGTACGTGTACGGGAATATGCACCTGAATATGCTGAAGTACGTGTTCGAGCGTAATCGAATGAATATGCTGAAGTGCGTGTACGTGAATATGTTCCATCAAATGTTGAAGTACGAGCACGTGAGTAAGTGCCTGAGTAAGACGACGGACGTGTACGCGAGTACGTAGCGGCATAAGCAGAATTACGTGTGCGTGAGTATGTTCCATCAAACGTAGAAACACGAGAACGCGAGTAAGTACCTGAATATGCTGAGTTTCTTGTGCGCGAATATGTGCCATCGTAAGTAGATGTGCGCTCGCGTGAGAATGTTGTTACATATGAAGAAATACGGTTACGCGCATATGTACCATCAAATGTTGAGGTACGAGCACGAGTGTAGTCTTCAATATATGCGCTGGCACGGGTACGTGCATACGTACCGGCATATGCCGAGTTACGTGCACGAGTTGATTCACGAGCATATGAAGAAACACGTGCACGTGAGTATGTGCCATCAAAAGTTGAGGTACGAGTACGCGAGTAATCTGCCGAATAATGCTGAATACGACCACGTGTGTATGTCCCGTCAAACGTAGAGATACGAGTGCGAGCATAGTTACCTGTGAAGTCACGAGAGTAATTACCTGTAAATCCACGTGAGTATGCACCAGTGTAGTTGCCTGTAAACGCACGACTAAATGTATTTACGCTATTACGTGAGAATGTAGAAATACGATCACGAGTATACGCAGAAACACGAGAACGAACGTAAGATGAGTTACGAGTACGTGTGTATGCTGTGTCAACTAGAGTACGACGTGTGTTAGTCGCAGTACCAGCAGACATCCAAGTTCCTGGCATAATCGGTGCGCCCTGTGCAGAAGAACGCAACTGGTAAGAACCAATCGCACCTGCAGTCGCACGTAGAGACTTGACTCGTTGACCAAGTGAATACTTGATCTGTGCGTCGGTCATCTCTTTGAAACCGTCGAACGCGGTTGGGTCGTTTTCGTCATAACAAATTGTAACTGGGCGATGTGCATCAACTGCAGGCATCGTAACGCGCTGATATATGCTATAGTTCTCAACGGTGCCATCACCGTGAGTATCAGAGAATGCGTTTTCAATAAAAAGTGCGTAGTCATCACCAGGCGAAGTTTTCGCTAACTGAAATGATCCTACGTAATTGTTTGAAGCCATGTTGCCTAGAACACGACCTGCGAGATTATCCAAATCTGCGTCTACCATTTCGTAGAATCCTGGATTTGGTCCGTTTTCGTAATAACCGACAGGACGGGCAAAGTCAGCACCAGATTCATCAGCAGGACCAGCAACTTGCTTCAACGTAGTTGTAGTTGTGGTACTTGTGATGTTAGACAGAGGGTGAGTTCCTGCTGGTTCATTATAGTACGCGTCCGTAAATGAACCAATAGAGTTACCGTCTGTCAAACTGATATCACCGACATCACCAGCAGAGGCCTCTGCTAGTGCTTGACCCACTGCGTACGCAAGATAGTTTTCCTGCGCCGGAGTGAATTCCTGTAGGTCACCATTCGAATTTTTAATTTTTAGTGGTATGCTCGATGCTGACACAATAATCGCTCTCTTGTTAAGGGTTGATTTTATTGATGTTAAGTGTTATAACGTACTTTATTTATAATAAAAAAAATGTGCGGACACCGAAGTAACCGCACATTTGTAAAATTTATTTAGAAATATTTATTACTGTGGTGGAGTTGGCCAGTTTACATCCTCTAAACTTTCAACTCCGTCTAAAGAATCTGTGATATCACGCAGTTCTTGGCGATAAGTTGCCCACGACTCTTTCATCTCTGGAGATAGTGGTGCATCTTCAACTGTCTGAGTCCAATCAGACTCGGATAAAAGGTCATTACGAATTCTTCTAATCTCCCCCTCAAACCGTACTCGATCTAAGGTCCATGCTTTATTAACCCAGATGTGGTATGGTGAAGGATGCGGTTCTCTAGTTTCCCATGAGGAAGTATCATTATCCCAATAATAGTTCTGAGAAGCCTCGAGCGGATTAGACACATTCAAATTCTCATTCCATGAATGTACTGTATGTCCATTTACGTCCACTGATCCTTCGACATAATCAGTCGAAAAGACTTCTAATATGTTGACAATCTGACCGTGGTCGTTGACAAAACACTTTGCATTTGATTTTAACATTTAATTGCCTTCTTTTACTGTCAAATAATCATGTGGTACACTTGTACCGCCAAAAAAGTTAATTGCGTAACTAGTGGTGTACCCAGATTCTAATAAATGAAATCCAGTACTTGCAGTCCAAGACCCTGATATAGTCCAAACCACAGAGTTTGCAAAATGTCCACCACTTTGTGAAAAGGGATCTCCTGATCGACTACCAGATGGATTAACGCTATACCCACCACCAATTGACCCATACCAACCCGTATTTGAAATAAGTGCGTATGGAGCGTCATCTGTTGACCATGATGATCCTGTTGTTATAGTGCCAGTTAATTCTACGTAGGTTCTATTAAAAGAGTATGAATTCAACGTGGTCGAATACGCATTAACTGTCCCTGCCTCTTGAAGTTGCAACAGAGGAAACCTACTGCTGAATATAATATTTGAATCCGCAGTGCCGCTCCCGTCATAAACTTCTAAACCATAGTCAACATTCTCTGGAGTAGCATCACCTGGCTTTACGGCAACCAAAATATCTATGGGGTACTGATCTCCGCGAAGATTACTGTATATCCCCACCCTTCTAGGAACGTTACTACTTGGAGTAGTACCAAACATAGCTATAGAATGCCTACCACTATCCTTTTGAATTGAATAAGTGTTTGATGAACTAGGTTTAGCAAAAATAAAAACTTTACTATTATCTAAACCAACAGGTAAGTCGAAGAAAAATGTCCAATAAGGGCTTGGATTGTTTGGGCCATCCCATCCATATAAAATATATCCGTCGCTGGTGGTCACAGTGCTTCCGCCAATAAACGAATGAAGGTTGGTTGGAGTAAATTCTTTCACCTTTACTAAAGTGCTGGTATTAGTGCTAAACTGACATACACCGTTACCATTAAAACTTTCTAATCCATATGTCATTTAATTCACCTATGATATACTGCATAAACTATAAAGTCGCTAGATGATGCACCTGCCCACCAATCTATCTTTAATGATGTTTGTGTCGGCATGGTAATTGTAGCGTATTCGCTATAACTAGTAGATTTAAAACTAGCCATCCCATAAGATGTACCAGACCCATTGACCGCTGGAATTGATATGATCGTCGATGAATTTCCAGAATAAAATACAGTACCTATGGCAACTAAAAGTGCCGTTGAAGTAGATGCGTCTAACCTAGTTTGGTTGAATTCATTGAAAATCTCTACGCCATAACTCATTCTGATAACTTCCCTAGTTTAACGCGAAGACCTGTGGTATCATTTTGACTGTTTGAATCATAAATTTTAATACTGTCTGCTTTGATAACCATCCTTTCTCCACTACCACCTGCAGATGCGCTAGTATCTATTTCACCCCAGTTTGGTGTAATCGAAAGAGTTGATGTATTAATTTGATCGGCCGTAATTGAATTGGTTTTAATTTTACCACCGTCAATTACAGTTTGTCCGCCTTCCTCAGTGAAGATGTTATTAGTGTTTTCAAATGTAACCAACCCATCAAAACTATACGACTGGAAAGGAGCACTGAACATTAAATCAGAACCTTCTGAGTATCCAGTTGGCGCGCCAGTAGAAGTAAGAGTTTCGTTTGCAATAAACTTAACTGCCCACCTATCACCAGTCAAATCTGTTCCGTCTGGAGAAAGAGTCCATTTACCCGATGGTGAAAGTCCGGTAAAGGTTCCATCGACTACGGTATCATTATTTACATATCTAGTAAATGTGAATCTAGTTGCTGATATTGATGGAGCGGAGACAGACGCTTCAGTATAATACAGATATCCGGTTTCTGTTCTAGGAATAGTTACATTTATTTCGCCTGGATCTGGTTGTTCAACAACTACTGGTACAGTTTCTTCGTCAACTTTGACGCCGTCTGTATTTGGTACCCATAACTCGAACGCCACTTCAGTAGTGGCATCCGTAACAGTCCAAGTCATAGATCCATCGTTTTGAGTCTCATAATTGGAGTTACTGTTACGTCGTCTCCTAATCTGAACTTCACCTGTCGTGGTTACTGTTTGTGGTGCCTGGCCGCCCGTATACTTGATGGCGGTTGCAGTAATACTTGATGGTGTGTGCGTCGTGTTAGTCGAGTCTGCCTTAATTACACTGGCGCTCAGTGATAGTCGGTAAACTGTTGGTGGCGTACCATCGATTCCTGCTTTAACTTTTGTAAGAGTAAATACTGTAGATTTGTTTATAGATGGTACAGTAAATTTCAGAGAAAACTCATCTACATTTTTACCTACATGAGTAATAGTAGTCTTCAATCCAGACTCAGACCAATTTACTTGATTGACTCCTGTACCTTTAGTTGCGGAGTTACCGACAATAGTAATGTCTACTTGAGATGCCGTTAATGGTATCGCAGTGTCGCCTAAGAATGCCTGAACTGTTGTCTCAGCACCCACTAAAGAATTTTGATATAACGTCCCATCATTCTGTGCTGTGATAGAATGATTTTCATTAGTAAGATCTAAAACGATTGCTGAACTGCCGTCTGTCGATATCTTAACAGGATCAGTCCATGTCAAGTCTACGTCTGTTCCATCAAGATCTTTACTTGTGGCAGTAGTGCGTGACATCCATAGAGGATCACCGTTTGAATTAGATGCTGGTGTATCTTCAGTCCATGCACCTAAATCAACAACGTTGCTGCCTGAAGTATAGGTTCCGTCTGGAAGGCTTGTCATAGCATCATCCTCGAAACTGTAGACACCACCCGTAGGAGTATCTGGTTTCTCAGGCGATCGTATATAAATCTGACCACTGAAGGATGAGTATCCATCTTCGCCGTTATTATGATCTTCATATGGAGCACACCAACCAGTGCCACCATAGTCTACGCCAGTATCACCATTAATTGCGAAAGTCATTTCACTCTCGAATATAGTGGTGCCTACATCGCTTCCGTCAAATTCGCTTACGTGATCTTTCCATCCAGGCGGTGGAACAACTGAGTTGCCTGGGATCATTCCGTTGCTATCTAAGTAATCCTGGTTTAAATTTGCTAGATCAATTCCCCAAACTGCTGGATCAGCAGGATTCTGACCGAAGTTTACAGCACCACCTATTGGTGCAGCCGGTGTTGAATTAGATTTCTTAACGACTCTTACAAGGTAAGTTGATCGACCGTCACGTCCAGCACCACCCGCAGTTGTTATATCTGGTTCAGACCAATTGATATCATTGTCTACTGCGACAGGATCATCACTTTCTGAACCAGCAGGTGGTTGAGTCGAAGCAATACCCGTTGTTACAAACAGTTTATAATTTTCATTGTTTGGATCTGGATTGTCTGGTATTACTTTTTTCCATTCTGTATTGCCAGTAGGTACAGTTAAAGATTTATTTGTAAAATCAAATGATGCATAGTTATTCGCAGGTTTAGTTAATGATTCTGCCGTTGACCACTTATACAAATTTAACTGTAAGAAACTATATCCATCGTTCGCATCGATTGCGTAGTTAATAGACAGTTTAGGTTGTGTAAAAGTTAGACTCTGATCGACGCCATACCATCCTGTCAAGGATGCCACTGTCGAAACTTCCCATAGATCTTTAGGGTCATTCAGATCTAATGCAGGTGGTTCTTCATACCAAAGATCTGTGAGGCTTGCGCCTGCAACGTTTCCGCTCTGTGTCTTTACAAATTCATTGTTTGTAAAACTATATGCAACACTGTTACCCGAGTCAATTGCTGCAGGTGGTTCGATGTTGCCGTTAGAGTCATATGTACGAGACTTACGAGTATAGAGAGATGCTCTATACGTTGATACCGATTGAACAATTTCAGGAACCGGATCGCTCCAGCCAGGTGGATCTTGAACACTTGCAGACCCAGTATCGCCTTCGATACGGAAACTATATGTTGACGACCAAACATCTCCATTCACTTTTGGATTTTGACTTTCTGCCCAAGCATAGACTGCATTCAGTGAAGAGAACCATAAGTCACTATCGTCACGTGTAAATGTATTATTGCCGAAGTTTATAGTGCCTGTTGGTAGAGGTTTATCAGGCGCGTGTGCCGAGAAACCATCTGAAGGTGTCCATCCGTCTGGCCTCTCTACCATTTTATAGAGCGCTATCTCTGCGACAGATGTTCCGTTAAGACCTGTTGTCGCAATCTCTGGATCAGACCAAAGAATCGTTGTGTCTATGCGACCATCAGCGTCAGAAGCGATACCGCCTATCACATATAGTTGACCGTCATTAACTGATCCATATGGCGTTTCTTTCCACCCTGTAGGGGCAGAATACTCGCGAGTATCAAAGTTGAAAGAGCCTACGTCTTCACCATCGTCTGCCGAAGGTTGATCACCCGCATTCAACGGCGTCGATGATCTCTTGTATGCCAACAATTGGGCATACTGATCTTGACCATTGTTATCTACTGGGGTTCCGCCAATCAGATAAGGAATAGACCACTGACCACCAACGATCAGATCTGTGTCTGATTGTATATCTACAAACTTATAGTTACATGCCCATATTTTAGTAGGGTCACCTTCTACAGCTGCAGGAAGATTTTCGTACCAAGTAACATCACTTGCTGTAGGTGGGGTCAGTAGACCTTGATTATTATTTGCGGAAAAGTCATATGACCCGCCAGTAGGTTGATTAGGATTTGTCTCTGATCTTGTATAGATAGTTGCATGAAAAGTAGATGATCCTGGCGTGCCGCCACCACCAACACTGTCTGTTTTATTAGTCCATCTGACGCCGTCCCACTTCAAGACTTCGCCCGTGTTCAAGGTCGTCAATTCTACATCCGAAAGCTCATCTAAAGATGTAGCGCCACCGCCACCTAATTCACCAGAGTTTGCAAGTTTTACCCACTGACCTGCGTGAGAGTAGTATGCACCGGTATCTGGTGCATTGTGCACATGTGCGAACATACCGTGATAGACAGAGGCATCGATTGCGTCTTCTAATTCTTGCTTAGTGTTAAACGCGTTGCTGTATAGAATCTTATTACTACCGAGATCTAATGTAGCAGAGGCAAGAAATGCACGAATTTCTTCTTCAGTAAACCCGGTGTCGTCAACTAGTTTTGCCAATTCCGCGGCAATAAGCGCTAATACATCATCTTCAGTTAGAGTCGATGCTGAATTAAAATTTTCATTAATTTTATCGATCGCAGCATTGATCTGATCTGCCATATCGATAGTTTGAAAGTCACTCATTATTATCTCCTGATAAACTCATAAGTAATTCTTTGATCTGTCGCATATCATCTTTTAGTCCTCTCACTTCTTCTGTAAGAGAGTTAATGTGCTCCTGTCTTTCTTCACTTATTCGTCTTTGATTCCTTGCGCTTTCTATTTCGGATTTGTTTGTATTTAGTATGGCACCGGTGCGAGTATCTCGCACCAGATTGTTATGCCCTTCTACTTTTAAATGTCTGCTCATATTGTTTAGTTCTGTTGAACATCAGTTCCTGAGTTAGAATCGCCACCTGTACTATCTCCGCTACCACCCGCGCCACTAGAATCGTTACCTGATTCTGACGTTTCAGGAGTAAGTTCTCTAGAGATACTATAGTAGTTTACAATCGCCCCAAGAATTACATTTGTATCTCTTAGAGTACCTTTGCTATAAGTGTACCCATCATTCGCGTCAATTGAAAGAACGCTGTCATCAGACAACCCCTCTATTTGATTCGATGGGTATGGTACAGTTTCTCCGTTCCACCAAAGATTCGCAATCGTGATCGGTCCTGGAGTTGATGGGCCCAACGTCACGAATGTTGAGAGAATATCTTGTTCTTGTGAATATCTCTCACCATTGAAGTCTATACAACCTAATGCATAGTATTCAACCGATTGATTGAATTGTGATGTCTCTTGATAGTCACCTTTATGGTAAGTAATTTCTGCAACCTCATGAGTTGTTTCTTCGCCATAGAATGTTGCCAAAGTTTTGTTTTCGACAATTATTTCATTCCAAAGACCGTTAGTCTTCCACATTGTTGCCGGATAATCATAGACGTAAGTTAGTGGTTCTGGCTCAGGTTCTGGTTGTGGCTCCGGTTCAGGTTCTGGCTCCGGTTCTGGCTCAGGTTCCGGTTGTGGTTCCGGCTGTGGTTCCGGTTGTGGTTCAGGACCTGGCTCCGGTTGTGGTTCCGGCTGTGGTTCTGGTTCAGGTAAAGGCTCCTGAGGGTTCAGATCAAGATCAACTGGAGTGCCGTACTTATTTAATCCACTTGGAGTGATCAAAGAAATTGCCCTGAGATCAGTAATCATAGGTGATTTTGATGAATTGTTAGATGTCATCACAATCATCACTTGGAACACAGTAAAAGGTTCTGCGTCTAAAGTGTACTCATAGTCACGGAAGATGTCTGGATTTTCATCTGTAGGCATCTCTGTGTCGATGTCAATCTCAGTCCACCATGCATCAGAAAATTCATTCTCATCTAAAGAAGTACGTGCGTATACTTTAAAGTTAGATCCTCTTGCTCTGTTTGCGGCAAATATAATCTTAAGACCTTCTGACAGTTCATCAATAATAACAGGGGTCGTAATGTGCTGTGTGGCAAAAGAACGATCCTGAGCATTGTCACTATTAAGATCTGGTGTGTTAATTACGTTTTCTAGTGTAATGACAGAAACTCGCTGAAGATCAATAACTGGAGATACTTTACTATCACCTGTTGACATATTGAGTGTAAACTCTAATGACTTTGATACTACGTTAGGTGTAACACCAATAACATTAGGAGCATTATTGACATTCAAGTCATTTAGTGATACACTCTCAGTTCTAGGTAACTGAGGATCATCAACATAAGAAATTGATGAAGTTGTGCGTCCAGATCCATACGATGAACCTAGTGTTTTTCTAACAGTAGAATTAATGCCTGTTGCATTAGGAGTGAATGATTGTATCTGAGGAATGTATTGATCATACATCACTTGCTCAGACGCAGTGACATCGTCACCACCACCTAACGCAGATTCGGTTGCATTAGTAGATACAGTAATTCTATATCCTTCCCATGTAGGATTCGATACAGTAAACAGTCCATTAAGAGTTACACCAGCGAAGCCCACTGTATCGCTCAAAGAGACTTTATCACCGTGAGTAAAACCATGTCCTCGATGATATACAAAGACGCTGTTAGATCCAGAGACTGTTTCAAATGGATCTGGTGGTAGTGTAACTTTTGGCAAGTCTGCGTTTTCTAGTATAAGTTTACCAGAAGACTGGAACTCTGCACGATCTAGTTCGAACATAAGATCTTTTGTTTGATCCGGCGTCCATGTCGAACCATTTTGTGACATGAATAGAGAACCTAAAGTTGGTTGACGCGTGACACGTGCTTCTTTGCTAGGTCCTAATACAAACTCATATGTTTGTGCAGTGTATACATTATAGTCGATAGACTCCGCGAGTAGTACTATAGCATACTCCTCGCCTGCTGTCAAGTAAACTGGTTCATCGAATACAACTTCTGTCGCGTTTCTTCTTACTTCAGTGATATCAGTCTGCTCAGTTAGAGGCGTCACTGGAATATCAGAAGGATTAACAAACTTAACTGAACCAGGAACGACACGATTAGTAGGTACACCGTTTTCTACAGAACGAATTTGTATCTGTAGAGGGATGACTGAGTCTTTACTCTCAACAAACACACGAGCCTTAGTTAAGAAGAGACCATTAGGATTTTCTATTTGATCGACGAAGAAAGTTTGTGCCAGAGGGTCACGCCAATATGTTGTTTCAACAACACGTGTAGTTCGCATAGTACGCTGAACTGTTTCAATAGTACCCACTGACGTATAACCAGCGCGACTAATTGACGTTGAACCTTCTTCGTTATCAATGTTGATATCGAGTAGTTTAAACTCTTGGCGACCTGTTCTGAAACTAATGTTAGGTGTATTAGGTAGGAAGAAACTACCAATCAGTTCGCCCTTTTCGTCTGTAACTAGATCGCCTTTACCACCCAGTGCAGAAGGATACTCAGATGCATTCGCGTATTGGTTTCCGTACTCAGTAGGATCATCTGAGAAGTTAGTGTACGTAGATTCAGGTCGAACCCAGTTACTTACATTTTTGCTACCAAAGTAAGCAAACATGCGAGTGTTAGGTCGTAGACCTTGAACTCGGAAACTAATCTTACGAGAACGCATGAAAGGTATAATTTCAATATCAAGTATGCGTTCACCGATGAATTCTTGAATTGTCTTCGACGTGGTGCGAGAACGAATTCTTGCAGTAGGTCGATTGAAGAAAGACGGCAAATATGTCGAGATTCTTCGCACAACATTCTGCATGATGTCTGGTAGACGTTTCGTCTCTACCCATTCATCTGACGCAGGCGATAGAGTCATGAAACCATTTTGCGTAATAACAGCAAATGGGTTGACATTGTCCGTTCCCGTCGCCAACAATTGTGAAATCATATTCACATCTGTATGTGGTAATGTGATCAGATCACCTTTCTTGGTGACGTTGTTTTCTGTATTCGATGAATTGTATCTTAAACGAACAGAATTTTCAATAAACGGTGGTCGTAACAGACCTTCAGGATCAACTGAAGCACGATACGCAGGATTGTGTACGTCAGAGAAATTCAATGTACTGAAGTTATCTGCAATAAAGCCTGCTTTAGTTCTATTGACGCCATTAGCATCTAGTACCTGTAAGACGTTCGTGTTTGTCTCTAGGAAACTCAATGCGGTTAGCTCATACAAGTTTTCTACGCGATCTGACAATCGAGAGATGTCTTTCATCGTAAATCGACGATTAGGTATAAATGTACTTGTTACATCCGATCGATCGATTGTATACGCATTCAAAGTAAACTTATATAAAGCAAGAGATCCTGCAGGAATTTCTGGTTCACGAGGATTAATTGATGGCTGACCCTGTATGACTTGTAACTCACCGTAACCAACATCACCACGACTATCAGTCGCATTTACAACCAAAATGTCTGTACGCGGTAGATAGTATTCTAATTCATCGATTGTAATAGATGATGCATTTTGTGGTAGAGGAATTACGTTGTAGTCACCACCAAGAATTCTATCTGGTCTAAAGTCTAAGACATCACGTAGAGATATTGATTCACCAGTGCTCAATGTTGTATGAGTAGGGATATCTTTGTAGTCTAATTCTGGGTATGAACTTGCCGCAAAGAAAGTGCCGTTACCCGAACGAGCAAAGAAAGTATATGTTATTTCTACTTGTTGAGCGGAAGAAGGAAGTTCATAACCTTCTTTTAGATGTGCAATAGAGATGCCGTAGTAGTTATCTCTCTGACCATTATCCAGAGTCCACTGATAAGTGATATCTTCGCCACTAGGCAGAAGTTTTACTTTATCGATAGAGACTACATCAACAACGTCTAATGATACGGTCCCATCGGTAAGAGGTAGTGCTGTAGTTTTAACACCCTCTTGACTTGTTTTAGTTTTAGGTGTTGTAGTGACTTCTTCGAAATACGCAACAGAGTATGACTTCGATGTGTCGAGACCGCTGTAAACAGATGTGCCGTCAGAGTTATCTTGTGCTACTGCAAGATCACCTGTCAGAATAGGTCCGTTTGTTTCAGAGATGACCCAAGAAGATGATTCAACACCAGCCAGAGTAATTGTGCCGTCTGATTGAGGTGTAATGTTTCCGATATATCGTTGCGCAGTATAATCAATCTTCTGAATACTGTCTTGTTTAGGCGAACGATATGGCAGTGAGAATAAAAGATCATTATTAGATGTGCCGTACAAGAATGGCTTAGTTACAGGAATAACATTCCCACCATCATGTAGTGCAACAACAGCAGAGAAAGGTTGGCGCTGATTTGTGCCTGCGACAATTAGATCCATCTTCACGTCGAAGATGTATAGTCGAGTTCCTACAGCATCACGAGAAATGCCTCGAACGTTTGCAGTACCAATCTTGCCGTTTGCGCCATGAAGTTCTACGCCGCCGAAAACATTCAGTCGGCCAAATCCTTCAGTAGTTGCTTCGTCAATATAAACCCAATTACCATAAACAGCAGGCACTGCCTCTGATTCTTGCGTTCTAGTTTCACGTGCCTTAGGTACTGTGATATCTGTTGTGTTTACTTCTAGACGATAACCATCTACGTACGCAACACCTTCCGTGACATCTAGATTTAGATTGTCATCATCTAAATTTTCAAAGATCGCCTTAAATTCTTCTACAACATAATCGCCAGATTCTTCTTTTGTGCGTAACGCCAACAAATCATTGATACGATTATATGCGTTAAATGTACTGACTTCTCTTGTAATAACACCATCTACAATACGTGCAACAAAAACAAAGTTAACATCAATAGGATCATTTTGAGGACGTACGGCAGGAATTAATTTAATTTGATATCGATGTGCGCCAGGAGAAGTAAGATTAGGAACCTCACCTTGATTGTCATATAGCTTTTCATCGTCACTCTCAGTGACAATGTTCTGCTCGACGATAAAACCAAAGTCTACTGTTGGCTTGTCACTATACTTATCGACAAAGAAACTACCACCAGACAGATAAACAAAGTGACCTTGTACGAAGAAATCACCAGATGCAAAATTTGCTTTAGTTGCTTTACCCGCTGGTTGAATGACGATCGGTTCTACTGTACCATCTTTAAATTCAACATCGACATCACGAACTTTCATATATGGCGAAGTGAACCCATCACTCAACGTGATTGTATCACCTGCCGAAACTCTAGGTGCAGTCTGTGCGTTTATCACTGCACTTGTATCTGTGTATTGAACATACAGAGTAATTGGATCATTATCCATAACTCCATACACTTCTAATACTTTAAACTTAACTGTGCCGTTAGTTAGTGATGCACCAACAAGAGACTCATCGTATACACTGTCGTCTGTTAGTCGAATATATTCAAGTGTGTTGTTGACAGTCGCACCACCTGGATTGACCATCGCACCTTCTTTAAAGATGTTCTGACCAAATCGTGCGATTTCTTCATGAATAATTCTTTGAGATTCTGTTAGTTCTCGCGCTTGAAGTGCTCGTCCTGCATTATACAATACACGATGATACCCATCTTCTTTGTCGTAAAAGTCTCGATAGGTTTCGCGAAACGTTTTATTTGTAAAATCAGTCATCGTATATCCTATATTGTAATAACGACCTTAATGTCTTCTTGTTGTTCTGCGTCTCTTCGAATGCGAGAACGATTCTCGACATAAAGAACTTGACCACTGTGTCTATCTATTTCGACTTTATCTGTTAATCCGTCAATGTCATGACTCTTACCAGTACCTACTTGATTGACATTATCATCAATCTTAAATTCTTTATAACCAGTACTGTCATTTTGATGATAGTAAACAATATTACCAACACATTCATTAACGTATGCTTCTGCACCGTCCTCGCCTACTCGAATTCTACTACCTTGATCAAATGTGGCGTCGGCGTCTAAATGAAGAGCAGGCAGAACCTTAGCAGACACCTCAGTGAATGCTTCTCCGTCTGGTGTCAATGGGTCTTCAATAACACCAATTTGACGGAATTCATTTTCAACAATGAATGTATTGCCTTCAGTGCCGTCTGGTTTAATATTCAACATGACAGAGCTTGTTTTTAAATCAACTACAGGATCGTTACCTAAGTGAGGAACTATTACTGGTCTCAGAACGCATGGAGTATCAGTTGTTGCGCCACTAAGAACAAACTCTGCGCGAGTGTAACCCGAACCGTAATTTGTCATAGTGACTTTTGTTACCTTACCATCAACAACAGTTGCGATTGCTGCGGCATTTTCACCATCACCTTGAACTTCTACAGTAACATCACCTGCATACGCAGCGCCAGCATCAACAACTTCACATCTAATGATTTGACCTTTAGTTGCAGAGTTGATAACATTCATTTGCAGATCTTCGATCGCTGAGTTATCACAGTTAGATACAGGACCCGTCATGGCTACAGGGACGTGATTACTCGAAAGAAATTGATAGATCTGTTGAGGTGTTAACTTGAATAGAAACTTCCAAACATAACCATCACTTGTTCTAAATGGTTTAGTGTAGTCAACATTGAGTTCGCAGTAACTAGGTTTTACAGTAGACGGCAAAAGAACGCCTTGCGCGTCTCTACCTGTCTCTAAACACACATAAACTTCTTTCGCGTTATTCATAACATAAAAGAACGTATCGTGTACAGTCTCTTTCGTATCAGACCACTCTGAATAGATTGTATCCTTTACCCAGTTATTACGCTTGATAGCGAATACAGCACCTTCTACTTTCTTAATAGATTGTAGACTGTTTCTAAATTCGCTCTCTTCTAAATTAGAGTCTGCTGGCAGATAAGGATAATCAATTTTTTCTTCACCGTCAACGACAGCTGTCGGAAAAATATCTGATTTTCCAATTCCAATATAGTGTTGTTTTTCTGAACCGAGAACGTCTGCAAGAAACTGTCTTGCGAGATTTATATTTAACGATTGTCTTACTGTAGCCGGCATTTCATTTTCCTGTAAAAAACCCTTAACTTATATATAGGGCTTTTGTTAAAATATTAATTATAATAAACCTAATTTTACTCGAAGTGCAGATCCATCATAGATCTTAATACCATCGTCTGTGATTTCTGTTCTTGCGCCTGTTTGCCCGACACCAACGTTTAGGTTTCCTGTTACTTGTGTATTAGTTAATGTTACTGTATTTCCTGATACAGCAAATGGTGTCTTGGTTCCACCTGTAGTCTTGATCTTAAAGTCGTCTGACTGAACAATGAATGAGTTTCTGTCAGTACCGTTGACAATATTGAATCCAGTGAACGTACCATTATTGTCTAGACCGACTGTGTATTCTTGTTCGATCGTTGATAATCCACCTTCAACGTTAGTGACGCGTTGTGACAATGTATTGGTCGCAGTCGCAACCTTTCCATCTACTTCACTCTCTAGAACGTAACCAGCATTCTGAATAGTAGAGATGCTACCTTCCGTCGCATCAATTCTTCCTGATAACGTATTTGTTGTAGATATCGTCGCGTAAGTATTGCCTAAGTCTAACTCGGACTCAAATGTTGTTATCTCAGAATTAACGATCGTTGTGATTTCTGCATCGGTACGAATTTCGCCACGCAACTCTGACTTAGCACTGTTAACTGCACTAGTCAATTGACTACCCGTAACTCTATCTAAGTTCTGGTCGAATGTGGTGATCTTGGCATCTACTAGACTATTGATTTCACCGTCAGTGCGTATCTCAGAACGTAACTCATCTTTGGCATCACTTACTAAGGTCGCAGCGACCCCAGCAGTCTCGTAATTAAGACTATTTGAGAACTCCTCAATTTTCGTATTGATGATCGCAGTTGCTTCAGAGTCATTTAATAGTTCACCACGAAGCTCAGATTTAACCGAGTTTGTTGCTGATGTTAACTGGGAAGCAGTAACTCTATCAAGGTTCTGATCAAACGTTGTGATCTTGGCATCTACTAGAGTATTGATCTCGCCATCTGTTCTGATCTCTGATCTTAGTTCATCTTTGGCATCACTAACCAGTGTGGCTGCAACACCAGCAGTCTCGTAATTAAGACTATTCGAGAACTCCTCAATCTTCGTGTTAATAATAGCAGTTGCTTCGGAATCATTTAGCAATTCACCACGGAGTTCAGACTTAACTGAGTTTGTGGCAGAAGTTAACTGGGCGGCAGTAACTCGATCTAGATTCTGATCAAACGCTGTGACCTTAGTATCAATAAGACTATTGATCTCACCATCGGTTCTAATCTCAGATCGTAATTCGTCCTTCGCGTCACTAACCAAAGTTGCTGCAACGCCTGCAGTCTCATAATTAAGACTATTCGAGAACTCATCAATCTTTGTGTTTATGATTGCAGTTGCTTCAGAGTCATTTAATAGTTCGCCTCGCAACTCGGACTTAACTGAGTTTGTGGCAGAAGTTAACTCGGCCGATGTAACCCTATCTAAGCTCTGGTCGAATGCTGTGACCTTAGTATCAATTAAAGAATTAATTTCACCGTCAGTGCGTATCTCTGACCTTAGTTCATCTTTAGCATCACTAACCAAAGTTGCAGCGACCCCAGCAGTTTCATAATTGAGGCTGTTGGAGAACTCATCGATCTTTGTGTTGATGATTGCTGTCGCCTCAGAGTCATTTAATAATTCACCACGGAGTTCAGACTTAACTGAGTTTGTTGCGCTGGTCAACTCACTCGCTGTAACTCGATCTAGAGATTGATCAAACGTTGTGATCTTAGTGTCAATAAGACTATTGATCTCACCATCGGTTCTAATCTCTGATCTTAACTCTTCTTTGGCGTCACTAACTAAAGTTGCGGCAACACCAGCAGTTTCATAATTGAGGTCGCCAGAGAACTCTGTAATCTTGGCATTAATTAGTGCGGTTGTTTCAGAGTCATCTAGCAGTTCGGCTCTCATTTCATCTTTGGCACTATTAACTGCTGTTGTTAACTCACCCGCTGTAACTCGATCAAGACTCTGATCGAACGATGTGATCTTAGTATCGATAAGCGCATTGACTTCGGAATCAGTACGTATCTCTGATCTTAACTCATCCTTAGCATCACTAACTAAAGTTGCTGCAACGCCTGCAGTCTCATAATTAAGACTATTCGAGAACTCTGTAATCTTTGTATTAACAATGGTTGTCGCTTCGTCTGAATTAAGAAGTTCACCCCTCAACTCATCTCTAACTGAGTTTGTTGCGCTGGTTAACTCACCTGCTGTAACCCGATCAAGACTCTGGTCGAACGTCGTTATCTTAGTATCGATAAGACTATTGATCTCGCCATCTGTTCTGATCTCTGATCGAAGTTCTTCTTTTGCATCGCTCACTAATGTCGCGGCAACACCGGCAGTCTCGTAGTTAAGATCGCCAGAGAATTCGGTGATCTTTGCGTTAATCAGCGCTGTTGTCTCCGAGTCATCCAATAACTCAGATCTCATTTCATCTTTGGCACTATTAACTGCTGTTGTTAATTGTGCTGCAGTAACTCGATCTAGAGATTGATCAAACGTTGTGATCTTTGTATCGATAAGGGCGTTTACTTCGGAGTCTGTTCTAATTTCAGATCGCAGTTCTTCTTTAGCGTCACTAACTAATGTCGCAGCGACACCAGCAGTTTCATAGTTAAGCGTGCCGGAGAATTCTGTAATCTTAGTATTAACAATCGTAGTTGCTTCGCCAGAATCTAATAGCTCTGAACGTAATGCATCTGACGCAGAGTTTACCGCACTCGTGATATCTGAATCTGTAACTAAATCTAGAGATTGATTAAATGTCGTAATCTTACTGTCGATTAGAGCATTGACTTCGGAGTCTGTTCGAATTTCAGATCGAAGTTCGTCTTTGGCATCACTGACCAAAGTTGCAGCGACCCCAGCAGTTTCATAATTGAGGGTCCCAGAAAATTCTGTGATCTTAGTGTTAACAATCGTAGTTGCTTCATCTGAATTTAGCAGTTCTGCCCTTAATTCATCTTTAGCACTATTGATCGCATTTGTGATGCCCGATTCAGAAACAGTGCCTAAAGATTGATCAAACTCAGTAATTTTAACATCAATCAATGCATTGACTTCTGAATCAGTCCTTATCTCAGATCTTAACTCATCTTTCGCATCGCTTACTAATGTCGCAGCAACACCTTGCTGTTCATAAGTGAGTGTTCCTGAAAACTCAGTGATCTTAGTGTTGACTATTGTGGTTGCTTCGGCGGAATCAATTAACTGGGCAAGTAACTCATCTCTAACGGAGTTTGTTGCGCTTGTGATATCTGAATCTGTGATAAGATCTAGTGACTGATCGAATGCTGTGATTTTACTGTCGATTAGAGCATTGACTTCTGAGTCTGTTCGAATCTCAGAACGTAACTCATCTTTAGCATCACTTACTAGCGTAGCGGCAACCCCTGCTGTTTCGTAATTAAGCGTTCCTGAGAATTCTGTAATCTTTGTATTAACGATAGTTGTTGCTTCGTCTGAATTCAATAACTCAGATCGTAGTGTATCTGAAGCACTATTAACGGCAGATGTTATGTCCGAATCTGTAACTAAATCTAATGACTGATTAAATGCTGTGATCTTAGTATCAATCAGTGCATTAACTTCTGAATCCGTACGTATCTCAGAACGTAACTCATCTTTAGCATCACTAACCAATGTTGCGGCAACGCCAGCAGTTTCATAGTTAAGTGTGCCAGAGAATTCAGTAATCTTTGTGTTGACTATTGTGGTTGCTTCATCTGAATTAAGAAGTTCGGATCGCAGTGTGTCTGACGCAGAGTTTACTGCGTTTGTAATATCGGAGTCTGTAACTAGATTCAATGACTGATCGAATGCAGTGATCTTAGTGTCAATAAGTGCGTTTATCTGACCATCTGTTCTAATCTCAGATCGCAACTCATCCTTCGCATCACTTACTAAAGTGGCTGCGACACCAGCAGTCTCGTAATTCAGAGTACCTGAGAATTCAGTGATTTTAGTATTTACAATTGTAGTAATATCTGAATCAGATCGAATCTCTGCACGTAATGCATCTTCAACGCTGTTTGTTGCTGTGATTAAAGTCGCAGAGTCAACCTTATTTGTTAGATCTTGTTCTACTGTAGTGATGCGTCCACCGAGAGAGTATATTTCATCGCTGTTTTGACCAACCAAAGAATACAGTTCGTCAGTAGTGGTAGAAAGAATCGCAACTACTAAATCAGAATCAATACCTTCTTGTAATGCCGCGTCTAGTTCTTGAACTCTAGACGAAATAACTTGTAAGTCACTATCGGTCGAAATGATTTGCGCCGACATGCTATCAAGTGCGGATGCGTTAGCCTGAATACCTGCACGTAAATCACTATCGTTGATCAGATCAAGATCAACTCTCAATTCTGTTACGTCTGACGATAGTAATGCTAATGCCGCACTATCTTGATCGATGCGAGTAACCAGATCATTTCGCGCAACTGTCTCTGCGTCAATACGTGCACCTAAATCTGAATCTACTTGATTGAGTGTTGTTGTCAGATCGGTGACAGACTGCGAGACGATAGAAAGCGAATCGCTATCTTGATCGATTCTTGCTAATAAGTCGTTACGCGCAGCCGCTTCGGCGGATAATTGACTTGCAGTGTCCGATTCAAGTGCATTTAAATTGGCAGTTAGATCCGTAACTGATTGTGTTACAATAGATAATCCCGATTCGTTTGCCTGAGCAAGTGTTGTCAATGCTTGTATTGCTTGGGCATTTGCCGATATAACGGCACCATTATCTAGAATATCTTGTAATAGATCACTATCAACACCTTCTAGAGACGATGTTAGATTGGTAACTGATTCTGTAAGTGATACAAGCTCGCCATCAGACGAATCGACTCGCAGAATTAAAGCACTTAGGGCGGCTGCTTCGGCGTCAATACGGCCGTTTAAATCATTATTGACAACAGATAGAGCGGAGACATCAACATAGTTTCTTGAGTTAATCTCTTGTATCGATAGAGAAAGTGCTGAAATATCTGAATCTACATAGGCGGCGATATCAGATGAATCCAACAACTGTAGTGCATCGATTACTGCCTGAGTAATATATCCTTGAGATGTGACAAAGTCAGAATCGACACCGCCTAATCCATCCAAGAAATTAGAATCAACATAACCATCAATAATTGCTCGAATCTCTGAAGAATCTAAACCCGCATTCTCAAAGTCAGTAATAGACTTTACGAAATCTGAATCGATTATCTCAAGTAATAGGCTCTCAATAAAATCAGAGTCAATTGCATCTCCGTCAGAGTCTCCTGTAATGACAAGATTATATAACTCTTCGAAGTTTTCATTGATCTTCTGTCCGGCGCTTCGTAGAGTATCACCTGTGCCGTCATTCGCACCAGCGCCGATATTTAATTTTTGTTGAGTCATTGATATGCCCTAACTTATTCTGTTGTTGGATCTGCGACGATTAATCTATCCATATTTGATGGATGCCATGACTTATCTGAAACATAAGGAAAACTATCAATTGTATTAGGATCATTTAAATCAGAAATTCTGAAATTATACCCATATAACTTTTGATCGTATATCTTTCCGTTGTGTTCTAAATTCACGTATGCTGGGCGAGCAGACCACCCAGTAGGATCTTGATAATCCCAAATCTCTGATTTAATACCATCGGTAACAATAATCATATCATCACCCACACTCAGCATTGGTCGCCATCTGTCAGACGAACTCGTGATTGATTTATGGTGTCTAAATGTTTCAGGTTTTGTATCTGGAGCTCCATGATCTAAATTAAATATGACGTCATTGCCCTGACCATAGAACTGAGATCCTTCTTCATATTGATCAAATGTTTTTGTTGAGCCATCGCCCACGAATACAAGAAGTTCTTCCATTGTATATTCAATAAATGCTGTACCTGCAGTAACGCCAGCCTGAATCATATCATCAACATCGATAACGTACACCGCAGGTTCAAATCTATCTACACCAGAGCCCGAGTCAATGTCGCTTGCCCAAACGCAAGTGGCAATCTTCTTTTTATTACCTGCAGTAAACAATTGAGGATATCGAACTCTATCACCATTGTCATCGCGACCATCAGCAGATAACCTGCAGACGAAAGACCAATCGACCATATCATAATCTGTGTCGTTGTATGTAAATGTATACTTTAAAGAATTTAAGTTCTGTAAATCAACAACTCCATAAGCAGGAATACGTGTAGAACCTTCTCGAATATTATTCGTTCGCATTACCAGCCATCGATTATCGTGTATGAAAAATTCACCAGAGCTCTGACCACGATCACCATAATACGCATCACCACCTGACAGCCCGTTGAACTTACCATCGGACTGTGTATTAGGCTTAACGTAGATAATCTCGACAAGCTTTAAATTTGCGTCATAGATTGCGAATTTAGATGCCCAATTGTGTCCTGCCGAAACTAATGCGTCGTTATCAAAATACCCATCATAACCATATGAAACAATGACATAGTCTTTTGACGTGGCAATGTCATTTGCAAAACTTACCTGTGCGTATTGTCCTGTAGGCATTTTTATTCTCCATCCCTAATTATGGCATAGTATTTAGAATCATTTGCGTAAGATCCTACTTCTGAACCTCTTGTATATGATCTCTGATCTGTGAGCCCTAGTACGGTTATAGGAATTGTAGACCCAATTGGAATTGACAGACTTCTAACTATTTCATTATTCCATACAAGCAATACAGACACGACTCCTGCATCTGCGTCTACGTATTCAGACCACTCATATCTAGGCTCTGCACCAGACCAATGTTCTTGATCATCAGGTAAATCTTCATAAGTAATTACTTCTACATCAGTGCGGAAAGAACCGACCGATAGGCGTTCAGGCGCTAACAGAAGATTTGCCGTTAGAGTTCTTTTATTGCCGATATACATCCCTTGAATCAAACCATCCCAAGGGCCCGGATTATAAAATCCCTCTGACTTCAAAAGGTCATTCAATTCAGTGTGATTCATCTGATAAACATTCAGATCTCGAACTCTTTGAATGTTTTCCCAAGAGTACACATAGAGAGCACCATACTGCCCATTTGTTTGCTCGACAGGAGAGGATATTAATAAAAACTTATCTGTGTATTCAATTGTCTGACCAAATTCTCTTTTTATGAATCTATATGTACTACTTCCGAAGTTAACATCACCTGTCGCAAGTGCAGTTTCAAATACTTTGGGATTAGTGATTACTAAGTTTTCTGAGAATGAATCATCTCCTGCTGTATCAAACGAAAGAGTGTCGCCAGAAATAAGAGTTCGTGCATCTAAAAGTGAATTAGGCGTAGGTATTGGCTGAGGTGGGTCGACATCATCAACTACAGTGCCATCAGAATCTGGCTCAGGTTCTGGATCTGGGTCCGGACTTATGATTGTACCATCAGGTTGTCTGACAAAGTAAAGAGTATTCGCATCTTTAGACGCTAATGCCTCGTGTTCTGTCTGACTACCAATCCATATTAAGATAGTCTCGCCTGAGTTTTGATTTATAATACTCATTTTAATTTCCTACGATTACGTTATCGTCGCCTATATTAATTTCTATTATATCTGAATTACCAAAAAAGACATCGTATGTTGATTCAGTAATTTCTTTCTGTTCTATTACATCTGGTTGCGGTAATGGTTGATATCTATATTCTGTACGAAACAATTCGACCATTTCCATGTCAACTGTTTTTTCGCTAAAGTCTGCGTCTAGTGTCTCAAAATCATCATTTACGTATACATCTACATCACTCAATAGAATAGAGCCCACTGCTTGCCAGTCCGCCAATGTGCCGTAGATTTCTAAGATACGATTAAGAGACATTGTATTGTAATGTTTTAGTTTTCCTTCTGAACTCAGAATAAACGTCTGATCTACTAAATCAGTCTCTCTCATCGTCATCAAAGAGAACTGAGACGTGACCGACGCGTGAGTCTCTTCTTCTAAAAACACATATGGCGTCTCTAAAGGATCTGTTCCTTCTCCTTGAGACTCGATGCTACCCACACCTTTAGTCGCAACTTCTGACGCTAGGTAAAAGCCCGCAGGATGTACAAATTTCTTATAGAGAGCATCATAGTCAATAGAAGACAAACCTGTTTTCAAAAGAACTGAAAAGATTTGAAATCTTCGATCATCTGTGATAAACTTAACCGATTCAGGACCGATTAATGAGTTGCCCGGTTTATCATTCAGATAGAATATGTTATTTTTTGGATAAAGAACCTCAACGTCTTCGTTGAAGAACATCTTGAAGAATTGTTCTGCTGAGTTTTGAGTACCTTTCTTTCTATAGAAGTTTGCAAGAAGTCTTGCAGAAAGTTTTGCACGTTCTTCTTGACCTTCTTCTGGAAATATTGTAGTATCTACACCATTACCTATCTCTCTTAAAAGATAGTTTAGTGCGTCTAGTTCTATCGACGTTATCTCTCGAATATCAAACAGTTCTTTAATCTTTGCCTCATACGAAATCGTATCATCTTCTTTCGTATATGCATAATATCTCTCAAGGAATTTGACCAAGAGAGGATAATCAGACACAAAGAATTCAGGCAGTAACTCTTCTACCTGACTAGTATACAGATTGAGATTCGATCTACTCATTACAATAGAACCTTAGTTCCGTCTGCTTCGACATTGACCAATACGATAGAATCTGAATCAAGTTCAAACAGGTAGTTTCTTAGTGGTTTGATCGTGCTCTGATTTGCAGGCATAACATTTACTTTAACTGTAGATCCGCTAGATCGATCAAATGGAAAGCCTTTAAAGTTGACAGTTCCTTGTGCAGGGTTGTAATCACCTATGTTTGCGACCAAGACATTACCCACAGCGTCAACGATCTGTAGTGTATACGAGCCTAACTTATTTCTAACTAATGCAGTTTTGTTAAAGTACTTGAACGCCGAAGTAGAGACAACATAATCATCATTGTCTGGTGTCGCCATCAAGAACGGGAAGTTAACACTCACATCTCGCTCGATGACTTCTGGCGATTCTCTTAGATTAATCGCATTGTATTGATCTACTTCATCGAACAACGCATCCACATTAATCTCTCTTTGAGCCATTACACTCATCTTAGAGTTTAGAATTGCCGGACTATAATCATCTACTTTAGCAAGTAAATTAGATCTACGGAACGTAGAATTGAATGTAGACATATTCTCTCGAAAATGTCTTGAGATAAGATCGCGTATCTGTTGGCGATAAGACTCAGAGCTTGTGGTTGCGAGAGTTGCGTCTAAATTGAATGATGTAACTAATTTCAATTTCACAACTTCAGGATCAACAAATTCTGTATCAATTGACATGATAGATCTGTAGTCAGTCAGATTTTCTTTGATCAGTTTCTTAATTTCATTCTTGACTGAATCTGTATACCCATCTAGGAAGTTGATTGAAACAAAGACAGAACCGAACTTTGGTGGAACGTTATCATTACCACCCCAAGATGTTACATCTTTTAGATATTGCCCGTACAGACTTTTAATTGTCGATGTATAGTCTTCTGCTGTAACCAGTCGCTGTTGAGTCGCAAATGCGCGTGGTGCGTTAACTTTAATCTCTTCGACTGATTCTTTTTCTGATCCGCCAGATGCTGGTGATACAGTTACGACTCTCTTATCATATCCATCAAACGCATCTACTGCGAACTTGGCAGCGCCATTCGCATCTGCGCCAGACGTTGCAATGTAACTTACTTGAATAACATTACCTGCAGAAGGGCGAATCCCCAGCAACTCACCGTCGCCGAAATACATTTCATACTCACCAGCCGGAGTTTCTCTCAACATATAGACACGAGAATCGTTTGTGATTGCAGGAGCAGTCAGAATGTTTTTATAACGTATTGATACATTCGACGTGGAGTTTTCATATACGTCAACGATCATTGTTGTTGTATCGATATCACTGTCAGGAATAACAAAGACAGTTTCGATATCAGCATCAGCAAAGAATGTCTTTGTACGCTCTTTACCTTCGTAGACATCGACGCCAGAAAAAACAAACTCATCGTCACTATTTCTACTTGCAACATACTCTTGATTCGTGTAAAATACAAATGCCGCGTCATCTACAGAGGCAGGGAATCGTGTACGAGCTGGGATGAGTTCTTCGTTAGATGAACCTAGAGGATCTGATACTACAATATCGACTGTTGCCGTTGCAGATGATTTTGATCTAGGTGTGTAACCTAAAGACTCTGCGTGACCTAACACAGAGGATCTTAACTGAGATGTAGATAGGAATGATTCATTGATAGCCATATTTGCGATCAATGCATTTACGTGTGTGTTGTATGCTAACACGTCCAAGATGCTTGACAAACCACTTGCGTCAAAATCATAATCTTTAAACTCCGAAGAGTTTTTAAAATAAGTCTTTAACTTACTTTTAATATTAACAAAATCTAGATCACTTGTATTGACCGTCATTTATCTCACCCTTGATATTGCCAGTTCCATTGTTACGACTTCACGTGTGTTCACAACTCTGAAGATAATAGTAATAGATACTGAATTGTAGTCTGGTTTAACCTTGCAACGTACCTGTTTTAATATTGCTCTAGGTTCGAATAATCTTATTTGAGTCTTTATGGCCTCTTCGACATCGTAAGAATCTATCTCTGTGTCCAGTTTAAACAAAAATGATTCTAAGTCACCGCCATAGGCTGGTTTAAACGGAACTGATCCCTTCTTGGTCAACAATAGATTCTTAATAGCTTGACGAACTGCTTGAGCCTCTGTCTTTTTATAGACATCGTTCGTATATGTATTTCTTTCGAATGCACAATCTATATCAGAATTCGTGCGCTTGACCGAAGTGATCAAGGGCGCTTTACCTAGATTACCATCCTGTATCGAAAATGCCTTGGCCATACCATGAAACTCTTTTCTTTGTATTTATACGTGTATCGGTATATTTATGCGACTTCAAATGATGTAGGTATGCCAATCAATGGTAAAACGTCACATAATGTTAGCGTCAATAGGTCTAAAAGTTTTCCTAGGCCAATTGCGTCTAGGAATGCTTTAATTTTTTTGATCCATATATTGAGTAATTCTTTTTCCCAGTTCGCAGCAAAGTCACGTGCAGCCTTGATCAGATTGTCGATGTCTTTCTCCGCCATCTTGACATTCTCTTCGATCTCACCACCGATAACATCAAGCAAAGACATACCGAACAACTGAACTCCTTCGAGTTTCTTAATCAGATAGTTGAACACCTCCTCTTCGACATCAAACTCTTCGATCTTCTTTTGTATCTCTTCTGCTTTTGCTTCTAGATCTTTCTTGACTTTTTCGATCTCTTCGTCTATCCTATCGGGTGCGTTTTCTATATCTTCTTTTATTCGATCTATTTCTTCTGCCAACTTTTCTGGGGCATTCTCTATATCTTTTTTAACTTGATCGATTTCACCTACTATCTTTTCGCCTTCGGCAATAAGTTCTTCTTTGTATTCTTCTGCCTTCTGTTTTGCTTCGTCAATAAGTGACTTAATGAATGCCTCGACATCAAAATTCAAAGGGATAGGTAGATCAGGTAGACCAAGTGCATCCCAAATCTCTTTGAACTTACCGATCAACGCATCGAAAGCAGCGAACAATGCGTTTGTACACCACTTAACAATCTCTGTCTTGATGTATTGCCACGTGAGTTTTGCTTTCCATTCGTTACACGTAATACCCCATTGACCATTGTATTGCTGATACTCTGGTGGCATAAGAGAGAAAAACTTATCGATGATCGCCGTCTTCTCTTCATCTAACATACCCATTGCAGAGTCGTACGCGTCTTGTTCTAACTTACCACTCTCAAAGTCTGCCTGTAACTGTTCTGCCTTGGCGATGTACTCTTCTGTCATACCCGACAGTTCAGCAACAATGCGCTCTTGTTCTTCGGCTTCAAGAACCTTGAGAACATTAATTTGTATGCCAAGAATAGGCACTTCGAAGTTTATTGGTATGATCTTCGAGATCATCTCTAACATCTTGGTTGGAATGAATATATGATACTCTTGAATTAATTCGTTCCATGCGTCGTCTGCCTCTTTCTGCCAGTTGCGCACCTTACCCTTTTTCCAGTAAGGTGAGAGTATCTCTGCGATTAGATCCATCACCTCTTCTATCTGATCGATGATGCCCTGTATCTGTTCGATTACATCTCCAAACTCAGATTCTATCTCAGAGAGTATCGCATCTTCTATCTCACCCTCTATGTTTTCAGCACGTGCTTGAAGTTCTTCACCCTTTGCCTTGGCCTCTACCTCTAGTCGTGTTTTTTCTGCCTTCAGTTTTTCCTCAACGTCAGGCAGACTATCAATCCATACCTGCAACTTGCTTGGCATTTGTGCAAGTTTATTGAATTCGTTTACAATATCAGCACGTGTAGGCAGAGTATTCCCATCACATGGTATCTCTATACCTGAAAGTAAAGGCAGTGCCGGAAGAGCGAGTGCAGGTAACGCAAAGTCATCTAATGCGTCGAATGAAAGACCGCCCGAGTTAATCTTATCTAACAGGGCAAGATCTTTCTTTTTGAATGCTGGTAAAGTTGTAGTAGGGCTAGGTCGCAGACTTAAATTCGGTAATGCGATTTCTACAATTTCACCCGCAGGTGTACCCGCAGGTGGTTCTGCGACCAGCGGCCACAATAACTGATCACCAAGACGTACTTCCGTGACAGCAGTGCTGCCTAGAAATAACGTTTGATTACCTGAGTCGTTGATAATAGGCATGACTACCTATCACCCCGTAATAAAGTACAGCGTATCTGGATCTGGTGTGAGTGCGTCGTATTCTGTACGTGTACCCGTCCATATCTTAACGGGTTGACCCGAACCATTTTGATTCATCAATGCGGCGAAGTTTTGATTAATCTTACTGAATGCCGAGTCCATAGGCTCTAACACAGTACCATCGATGCGAGTGACGTTTAATCCATCATCTGAATCAAGCTGTTGCATTATGTCTGTCATACTTTACCTATGAGTTCAGTTTAATTTCGCCGTTTAATTTAATTGATGGTGCCGATAGATCAATAGAGGTTGCTGATTTTATCTTAGCCTCTTGCGTGACTTCGACTGAGGCATTGCCAGAGACAACGATCTTAACATCTCCTGTTACATTCAATGTGTCATTACCGGTGACTACTGTGTACTTGTCTCTGGCCACTACTAGAGTCTCGTCCTTCGTTACGAATGTAGTTCGAGTACCGTCGTTCTGAATCTCGTAGTTAGTTCCTGTTCTGTGTTGTTCTTTAATACGACCTTCTTCGGAATCATCATACTCTCGATAGTGGCCCGTCTCTGTCTTGTATACCTTGTTTTTTGGATACTCACCGACGCCTTCGACACGATTATTTTGATCTTCTTCTTTCGGAATTGCACCCATAATCAAAGGCAACTGCGAACTAGGACCATCTAGAAACATACCGAATACGTGAGTACCCACTAACAAACCAAGATACTGTCCATTACCTTCGTGTACCCCTTGTGTAACAGGTACTATAATCTGGGCCCAAGGGAGATCTTCGGGTGCGATATCGTCATATACACCAAAAATGCGCACTTGTGCTCGACCTAATCTAAGAGGATCATCTTTTACATTGATCACTTCACCAAGAAACCATCTTGTCTGGTCGCCATAGAAGTCAATAAAACTTTTAGGTATCATTGTGCTTCGATCTCCGGCATATCATGATTTACTTTTACTGCCGACATTGATATAGTATATGATTCTTGACTGAAAGAGTGTTTACATCCTAGTATTAGAAAATCGCCTGATTTCTTTTTATCAAACGCAGTGTCAGAAGCAGCATCTGCCTTTTCTTCAGGCGTTTGGTTTGTTAGAAAGAAAATTCTTAATTTACATCCTATAGATGTGTTTTCTATACCGTCAAGAAAGTCATAACCATTCACAGTAATATCAATAGAATTTTTAGTGATGATATTAGCCATCGCATTCGAAACAACTCTTTGTTTATACTGTGCCTTATCATCACACTCCGAGTATGATTTATAACCAACATAAGGACTTGTACCACCTACTTGAGTTATCTTTTTTGAAACAACTCCTTCAGCATTATACCAATCATATTTGAACATCTCAAGTGTTGGTGTCTTATCGATCAATTTAGATTTTTTGAACGCACTAATAACGTCATCGTCAGCATTCAGTTCAATGTGCTGACGCTGTTCATCTTTTTTCTTGGTGACATCAATATACTCGTATGCCGAACCAATCACCCCGTCGTCTAACAATTTAAACACATTGTCTGTATTTCTACCTTTGTAGGATAGTATAACACGCCTTTGAATCGAACCCATAGGTCGAGAATGTGATACTGAACTATCGGCAAATATATAAGGCACGTCAGCGTTTAAAACTGGTTGTGTTAAAAGATGTTGAAGATCAGATAGATGTAGACTGTCTTCTACTAGAGAAGAGAACAGATAGTATGGATATCCATCGTCTGTAACTAATCGATTTTTAATCCAACACATGGCATCGATAGGATTCATATTAGGCACAATGACTTTCATCTTTGTACTTTCAGTAGCGATACCTTCTACACTAATTTCTTTTTCATCGAGATACTCTTTTGAAATATTAGAGATGATATCTGATCCAGATCCACTATATGATTTGTTAATGTTTTTAGTTACACCAAGAAAACCTATATCTTCGATCAAGTGAAACACATAGAACTCTTGATCGCTCTGTATCTTTTCGCTACTAACTATTCGATCGATGTAGAATACCTTGTTCACTTCTTCGGCAAGAGGATGTGTACTCTTAATCTTAACAATGACTTTCTCACCACCTGAGATCTGCATAACTTCAAACACATTATCATAATCTGCAAATCCCGCCATCGCAGTTAGATATGGTTTGTCGATGTGTTCGAACACATCTAGATCTATAATCGCAGGCGCGATCTCGAACTGCGCACCCCAACTCTCGATAGCAAACGATTCTATAGTCGCGGCGGTTTTATGCTCATTAGTTGTAGTGGTGATATCAGACATTATGATTGAATCGCTTTATTAAACATACCAACAACTGCTGTAATAGACCTTGGTTGAATTACTCTGATTTGTCTTAAAGATTCATTTTCTTTTGTGTAATGATCTATATGAGTAACAGGATATCCTGTCGTATTCCAACCATCTTTAGTTCGATAGTCGATTTTTTCTCCATCCGAGTTCTTATAAAAACGCGTAGACAAATATTCAGCTTCGACTGATAACACAGTTACATTTTGAGATCCATTGCTTACAGTATCATCTGTTGAAAATTTACCTTCTAGTACGTCAATGACGATTTGACCCAGACCAGTGTCGATTCTCACTACACGACCTTTTGCACCCGAAGAACTCTCTACAATAGAATCTTTTAAAAACGTGTCGATGTCGTCACGCGTATTCAAAGTTGTATTGGGATGATCCTCTATAGCCTTCTTTACGATAGACTCTCGCGTCAACGGCCAACCCTTTTCTCGAATCGAATCGTTCATGATAAAGAACGTCCAGTGTAACTGTGGATTCTCGTAAAGAGCGTATGCCACGTTATCTGGTCGATCTCCGTCGCGAATATAATAGTCAATGTAGAATGCTGAGTTTTCCTTGACTTGATCGATGATGTCAACGTACGCTGATAGATTTTGCATGACGGCACGATTGCCGTTCGCAAACTGATAAAGTTGTGTTGGAAATTTTCTAAAATATGACATTAGTATCCAGCCTCTACATCCTGTCGATCGATCGTAACTTCTTCAACGAAACTAAGTGTTAGGTCAATCTCAACAGGCTGACCATCAGTATGAAACGCCATAACACTTGGATTGTATGTTGTGTTCACGCTTCTAAGATAACAGTGTTTTAGTTTATTACCGATACGTTTTCTCTTTGTGAATTTTTCGACTTTTTCATTACCCTCTTCATCGAATGTTAAAATTTCATCATCTTGCTCATAGTACACAGAAATGTCAAATAGATTAGGGAATTTATAACCGGCAGATACAGGACCTACAGGTATTGATTCAGGATAAGCGGCGAGTCTAAATGTTTTGATGATCTTTTCAACTTCTCGGGCTTCTTTACTTGACGATGCGATGAATTTAAATGAGAATGAATACTCTCTTAGATTAGTTCCCTTGAATGTACTTCTCAAGTTAGGATTGACGGTGACTGCCGTAGCGATCTTAAACGCTTCATTTGCCTCGGATGGAAGAATTTTAGCAGTAAATCTTTGTGACGCCAGAGTTGCCTGCGCCCCAGTAAGATTGCCAGTTACTAGATCGAATACACTTTTAGCGCCTTGACTAAAGGCATCTATGAATCCACTTGCGAGACCTTTACCGCTAGACATAGTTTCAAACGCAGCGGCACCTAATGGGCCCAGTTCCGTGCCTGATATAGTAAGTGCGTCTGCCTGATTGAATGCCACAGGTAGATAGAGTTTGACAGCCTTTTCGGTCCACTCGACTGTTCTGTCAGAATATTCGGCGTCTTTAAAGAACTCTTTCACTGCCTGATCGTTTTCTTCATTTCTCTTATTAAGGGCAACCTGATAGGCCTCTTCGTTTTCGGCCATTGCTTCATCGCCACCCTCTTTCTTATATTGTTCTGGATCATTTCTTTTTAAGTTATTTAAATAACGCGCATTCTGTTGTCGTGCCTTCATTTCACCTGAGGCCGAGAACTGAAAAGATGCCTTTGTCTCACCACCCTTCGCAGTCGGAGGAATGATCTTCATGACTTTAAAATCGATGTACGCCCCGTAACGATTGTTATCGTCGATAGGATAAACCAATCTTTTTATTTCGGCATTTCTTTCTTGGAAAGACTTTTCTTCTTCGTCTTCTGCCCCAGGCTTATACTTATCTTCTTCTGCTATCTCGATAGTCTCACTGAATTCGTATTTTATAGGCATGAGAATAATTGTCCATGTTTTATAAATATGATGGAACTATTTATACGTGATATTAGAATGAAGACTTACAAAGGTCGATACAAACCAAGCAACCCTAAAAAGTATGTGGGTGATGTCGATAACGTCGTGTATCGTTCTATGTGGGAGCGTCACGTCATGAAATGGTGTGATACAAGTTCAGATGTTGTGCAGTGGATGTCTGAAGAGTTGGTTGTACCTTATATCTGTGAAACTGATAACAAACCACACCGATACTTTGTTGACTTTGTTATACAGTATAAATCAGGTCGCGTATTACTTATAGAAGTAAAACCATACAAAGAAACACAACGTCCAGAACGCAGACAAGGGAAATCCCGTCAGACGTTGTTGAATGAAGGTATGACGTATATTAAAAATCAGTCTAAGTGGAAGGCAGCAAAGAAATATGCCGACGACCGTGGGTATCACTTTGAGATCTGGACTGAAAAAGAACTTACCGCTATGGGTATCATGCCCAAACCTCTACGCACTAAAAAACCAATCAAGAAGTTGCCTCCGTTTAGAAAGAAGAAAAAACGCGTATAAATAGAGATACGAATTTTTTACGGAAGCGCACATGTCTAACATATTTCAGAATCTAGAACTGCAAGCGTTTCGTGCTGGGGTCACTCCTCGTACTAAGGAGTCACGTGAATGGTTCAGAAAAAAGATCAAGAATCTTCGTAGCATAAAACGCGAAGAGTTGATGAAAGAAGATCCGCTCAAACAGACCAGTCAAGAAGTTGTAGGTAGCATGTACATGTTTTTCTACGATCCTAAACACAAGAAGACGCTGCCATATTACGATGCGTTCCCTCTTGTTGTTGTAGTGGGTCCTGCTGAAGGTGGATTCTATGGGTTGAATCTTCATTATTTGCCACCTATTCTACGTGCGAAAATGTTAGACGCATTGATGGACATTACGACAAATAAAAAGTTCAATGACTCGACTCGATTCAAAATGTCATATGAACTTCTAACTCGTACTGCAAAACTGAAATACTTCAAGCCGTGTTTTAAACATTACTTGACTGAACATGTACAGAGTAGACTAGCAATGGTACCTGCACCAGAATGGGAAATTGCAACGTTCTTACCGACGGCAGACTTCCGTAAGGCGAACTCTAAGAAAGTCTATGCAGACTCACAGAAAATGATAGGCGACTAATGGCTGATATCGAAGATTTAAAAAGCAGACTCACAAAGAAGAACGGTATTGCGTCTACTAACCAGTACAAAGTAGTACTCCCTGGCTTCAAAGGTGCGTCGTCGAAAAAGGATCTAGACCTTCTCTGTAAAGAAGTAAACATGCCTGGTAAACAAATTCTCACGGCAGACAGACAAATTGGCATTTACAGTGAAAAGATGGTGAATGGATTTGCAGTAGAAGATGTGTCAATGACATTCTATGTCTTAAATGACTATGGTGTCAAGAAGTGGTTTGACACTTGGCGCGGCCGAATGGTCGGCGATTCAAGATCTGACGCAGGTCGCGGTACTGTCGGATACAAAAAAGATTACGTCGAACAGATTGAGATCCACCAACTGAGAAAGCCAGTCGCACGATTTGGGTTCGATCTTGGTCCACTCGATATTGACTTTGATGTACTTGGTGCATCAATATACAGCGTAAAACTAATCGATGCATTTCCAACAACATTGTCTTCGATACAATTATCGAATGATGCTGATGGTTTAGTCGAAGTGAATATACAGTTCTCTTATACGAACTGGGAAGTTATGAAAGATGAAAGAAGTCTACTTGACTTAGATATAAATCTAAATCTAGGTGGTTTAATTTAAATTATTAGGATACATTATGGCATTACCAAAACTTAATTCTGCACCTGTTTATGAAATGACTGTACCGTCTACTGGTCAGAGCGTTACATACAGACCATTTCTGGTGAAAGAACAGAAGAATCTTCTAATCGCATTCGAGGCACAAAACAGACGCGACCTTGTTCGTGCGGTTCAACGTACGATCGAGGCGTGTGTAGAAGATCGCATAGACAATAGACTGACAACGTTTGATGTAGACTATATGTTTACCAAGATTCGTGCAAAGTCTGTTGGTGAGACTGCTGACGTACTCATACCGTGCTCTGAATGCGAGACACAAAACGAAGTAAAGGTCGATCTAGACGATATTTCAGTAGACGCAGAAATGCCTGAGATGACGGTAGATGTCACCGATAGTGTCTCTGTTCAAATGAAGTTTCCGACGTACGATGACTTTCTATCGAACGATATGTTATTAGATAGTACGACTGTAACAGAGGCTCTATTACAATTGATTATCACATGTATGGACTCTGTGCTCACAGAAGAAGAGAGATACTCGCTACGTGATGAGTCGCACGAAGAAGTGGTCAACTTTTTAGAGTCAATGACAGCAGAACAGTTTGAAAAGATCTCGCAATTTGCGAATAATATTCCAAACGTTACTAAAAATATTTCTTTCTCTTGCACGTCATGTGGTCATGAGAATGAAAAGACATTGAAAGGACTTGATGATTTTTTTTAATAAATCTCTCTCATGATAGTTTGACCAATTATTATCAAGTCAATTTTCAACTAATGAATAACTTTAATTACTCATTAGATGAGGTCGAAGGGATGATGCCTTGGGAGAGAGAAATCTACTTAACACTATTAGTTGATGATATAAAAGAAAAGAATCAACGGGCGAAACAACAAGGATAAAAAATGAGCCTTAGAGCCGTATCAGAAAAACTAGGTCAACAGACTGATCTTCTAGTGGAGATCGGTAATGATATCTATGATTACTTAGATACGGTAATCGAACGTAGTGTGTTGACTGGCGCAAGTCTAGACAGTCTAAACTCGACCAACATGCAAATACTGCAAACGATCGAGGCAGCGCAACAACCAACAGGTGACGAATTAGAAGAGAAACGTGATCGTCAAGCATTCGATAATAGAATGTTGACCCTAATGCAAGAGATCGCAACTAACACCAAAGGCGGCAAAGAAAAGAGTGGCGGTGGTTCTAATATAGGATTTTTTGCTGGTGCCTTAGCAGGAGCGGCAAGGGGTGTGGGTGCTGGTGCTGGTTTCGCCGCATTAGGTTTGGGCATCGGCGCATTCTTTGCAGGTCTTGTTGCTGCGGATGCTGCAGGCAGTTATCTCAGAGTAGATGGTTCAGCACTTAAAAATCAAATAATCAATCTAAGTGAAGCCCTATCTGCCGCACCTAAAGATGGACTTTTAATACTCGGCGGTCTCATTGCGGGTGGCGGTATCTTAGGTGCGCTTGCCGGAACTCGTGCGTCTGGTAGAGGCGCAGGTGGTATGGCTGCTCTAGGTCTTGGGCTAGGTGGGTTCTTTGCAGGTCTTGCTGTAGGCGATAAGGCAATGTCTTGGATGAATGTTGACGGATCTAAACTAAAAGCAATGATGGTGAATCTTGCCGAAGGTTTGAGTGCATTCAGTGGTGGTCAGTTAGCAGGTATTGGTGCACTTCTGGCAGTGGGCGGAATATTTGGCGCATTACCGGGAGGCGCAGGTCTCAAAGCGTTAGGTAAGGCCGCTGTTGGCATGACTGCAATTGGTGCAGGTATAGGTGGATTCTTTGCGGGTCTTGCACTGGGTGACAAGGCGATGGACTGGATGAACGTCGATGGATCCAATCTACGCGATATGATGATTAACTTAGGTGATGGTCTGACAGGACTCACTCAACCTGACTACGGAAAACTTTTACTATTTCCAGGCGCTGCTGCGGCCGCAGCATTAGGTATTGCCGTATTAACAGGCGCTAAGGCAGTAGATGGGGTTTCAAATTTTATAGGTTCTATAGGCGATTTTATCACTGGCGATTCATCAACAATGTATGATCGTATCACCGAAGGTCTTAAAAAGCTTGAGACCGTAGACACAGAAAAATTGAAGCAATTTGATCCAGCAGCGATTGCGATAGGTAATATGGCGTCAGCATTGAATGCCATGGGCGATGTCAATATGGGAGATGTTCAAAAATCTGTAGAAGGTCTTGCTGACACGCTTGCATTCACTATACCTATGCTGCATGAAGCGTCTATTGGTGGAACATTTAAATATGACGGTGGTATATTTAAAGGCGATGTCGAACGAGATTTCTCGCCTGGACTAAACAGTATACCTAAATCAACTTTCGATAAAATCAATTCGATCGTTTCTGTGAACACGGCGTCTCAACAAAACGCGCCAACATCTTCTAATAACATGTCTACACTGATTCGTGAGAGTAATGAGACTAAGAATAATGCGCCTGTAGTCGTAATGGATAACAGCACATCTAACGTCAACGGAGGCGGAGGTGGCGGCGGACCTATCATAGAGTCGAGCGTTTCTTATAACGATACATTAGACCCATACATCGTTACCCGCAAATAAAAAAAAGAGGACTTAATGTCCTCTTACTTTTAGTGATTGAGAATTGCTTCAATCATTCGTGCTTTAGTCCAAGATGGTCTGAGTTCTGGTCTCACTCCGATAGTATTACCAATAGTGATTAACTCCGCCTTAGTCAACGCATTTAGTTCTTCCTCAGTATAAGAAGGCGTTGGTTGTTCAGGCTCGACAACATCTTTTACAGGTTTGGTGGGTTTGCTAGAAGCAGTTCTCCACATTACCGCAAAAACAACTACCGCTAAGATAATTGCTAGTACTGCATACTCCTGTGACATTTGATTAGTCCTCCGCTGCCATCTGTGCAAAGTACGACAGAGTGTCGTCCTCTTCGGTCGCGACCGCTGCAGTGGCAGGAACAGGAGCGGCTACGATTGTTGGTTCAGATGCTTCTGCGATAGGCGCAGAGTCAGCGGTTTGAGCGAGAGCTTCGTTTTTCAACGTCGCACCAGCACCTGTGGCCAAACCTAGTACAGTCTCTAACTTAGCCTTGAGGTCGTCATACGACTTGAACCAGTTCGAATCGTGTGCGTTAGGGTAGTTAGGGACTACAAACTCATTTAGATCATACAGAGTATTGTAGATCGCCTCGAGTTGTGTCTCATCAGCACCAGCAAGTGGGGCAGGAGTCTTGAAGTCAGACTTGTCATAGTTGCGATAACCCGCGACATTGCGGATCTTCAACTCAAAGTCGGCACCTGTCCAAAAGTCAAACGGATTGACTGGCTCCTCGCCTGGAAATTCTGGTTGCATCATATCCATGATCTTATCAAAGATCTTCTTACCGAACTCATAGATGAACACTTTGCCGTTGTTCGCTGGATTCGCAGGATCGTTAATAACTTGGATGTTTGTGACATAGTGTAGACGACGCTTCTGGCGACGTGCTGTCTCTTTGTCTTCTTCGATGCCTGAGTTCCACAGACGTGAGTTCAACTCACCCACAGGGTCATTCTGACCTAGTGTAGTCAATGAGCGTTCGATATACCACTGTCCGGTTGGACCTTTGAACGCGTGATCCCAGTAGCGAACCCAAGGGAGATCTTGACCTTCGGTCGCAGGAAGAAAACGAATAACAGCGTAGCCGTTGCCCTGTTCATCAACAGTTGGCTTCCACTTTCGGTCGTCTTGATACTTGTTGGTGTTGGTGGTCTGACCCGCCGCTTCTGTCGCAGCGCTGACCAACTTAGAGATGTCCATAGATCTGGACTTAAGATTTGCAAAAGACATAATATGTACCTTGTATAAACTTAAATATAAACTAAAATATGAAATCGCCTCAAGGGCATAGCTATTTATACGTCTAACGTGTTCTGCTTGGGTAAGAAATGTAACTGTCTCGCCTCGGCCTCAAGATGCTCAACTATAGTCGGTGATAGATATTTTTTGATATCTTCCAACTCTAGTCCGTTCTCTTCACATAGGTGTACAATAGTATCCATGTACGACATTTTGTTGTGGTATACGAAATTCTCAATCATTTGAGAAAATGACTTCTTTGTCAAGAAGTTTTCTTCTACCACCTTGCTATCTTCAAGCATTGATAATCTCAAAGTTTGTGACATTTTCCACGCGAAACGATCTCCACGCTTGTTTGTCAATAGCATATGCACGTACAACAGATTTATTAACAGAATGCTTATCGATATCTGTTACTGACTCAGGAGTTTGAGAAGGCATATACTCAGTCAACAGCGTACATGGCATGACCCGTGTATCGCCGTTGACTTTGGTAAATGTAACTTCGCAAACATTAGACCGGAGCTCTTTAACGATAGTATCATACAATTCTATCATTTCAGTCTCCTTAGAATCGCTCAAATTCTTCGTCCTGAGATTCTTCCCCGCTATCCGCATGTACGGCTTCGAGAAACTCTTCACTCTGATCGAGTACTGCAATAGTATGCTCGAAGGCTTCGAGTGTTGTGATGACGTTCTTACGCGTTTCATCATCTTCAGACAAATCAGCGTACTCTTTTACGAATACGTCGAGAGTGTCCAAGTATGCAATGCGCATGTACTCACGTGCGATGAGTTCAACGTCATTGCGTGGATATTGACCGAGGTCAATAAGATTATCTGGTAGGGACATTAATTCCACTCCTCACTTTTGTTTGCTTGATATACATCTGAAAAATGCGAATCGACGAATCGAGACTCATCACCCCAGCGTACATCTGACTTGTAGTCTTGACGATCAAGACGTTCCACTTCAACAGCGAGACGCTTGGACGCCTCACTGATTTTGTTACGTTTTTGAATCTTAAGTGCTGCCGCACGAATCATAGCGTAACGTTCTTCTTTTGAAACAGGCATATTATAACTCATATATAGTCGTTTGTCAAGTGGTTAAAAACCGTTCTTAGGATACAACAGGTCTTCGGGATAACCTTTCTTCTTGGTCTCCTTCTTCCTATCGATGTGGGTAGAGGCGCGATTGAATCGCCCCGCATACTTTGCGACCGGATTTGATCGCTTCGTAGACTTCTTTTTCGTACTCATAAGCTTCATTCTCCCATGGCTGGTCGCTGTAAATGAGATTTTGGTATTCTTTACCATCAAAGATCCACTTGTAAGACATGATGCCGTCTTGCAAGCAAAGACCCGAATGGATCAGTCTACCCGTTAAAATTTGCACTGCGTGAATCATCTCGTGTGCAATGTTGATTTTGATCTGCATGTCATCGATACGCTCACCGTTGAAAGTCTCTGCGATCGAGATATCCACTTGATCTTCATCACCATCAACTAGTCCTGCAAATCGACCTAGATCTTCAACAATCTCTATTTCGACATAACCAGGAAGACTAGAGATTCCTAAAAATCTGCCCACCTTATGAATGTACTTGTACAGCTCAGGCGGACAATTTTCTGATATCTCTATGTTTTCAGCGTATTGCATTACTTAGGCTCAACAACTTTGTTGTTACTGAATTCAACACCCTCGGGCCCTTTCAACTTACCGAGCAACCACCAGTCTTCTGCCTGCAATTTAGCAACAGAGTTCTCACCCTCGTACTCGGAACCAAGTTCGTTATATTGATTCAGGTACTTGACTGCATCCATAAGGTTGTCAAAAGTCTGGGTGTCTTGATGATTATTTAACTTAGGCTTTGCGGTAAACATTTTGATACTCTCTCTTTAACCAATACTTGTAAATTGAAAAATACATCTGTGAAGTATATTTGGGACGAGAACCCGTGTACTGCTCGATCTCGTCACAATGTTCATACCACTTCTGACAACACCAATGACGGAAACTCATTACGCGTACCAACTTCGGTAGAATTCTTTGCCTTCTTCGGCAGGACCAGCACTTCGAACATCGTCGATGTTGATGTACTTACCAGTGATTCGCTTCTTGAACTCTTCACCGATGAAGGCATCTTTGACTGGAACAACGCGGTCACTCATGAAACCCTCAGAACCCTCGACAGAGGCAACCGCGATCTCACGCAGAGTAACAGTCGCACCCTTCTTGGCGACAACTTGGTAGGCATCAATGTTGGTCTGTTCCCAACCCCAAGAAGCAACGTAGATGTCACCCTCTTTGACACCCTCAAGAGCGGCAGCCTTCGCAGCGGCACGAGCGATCTTTCGCTCCTCTTTCCACTTGTCGGCACGTTCGAGACCCGCAAGGAACTCTTCAACGTGTTCGATCATGCGAGCGACACTACCGTAACGGTAGTTGAACTCAATCTTGTAACCAAGACGAGCACGCTTACTAGGGCGTACACACTTGGCAACGATTCGTGCTTCATCGATCTCCAACTGGAGACCACGCGCTTCGTACTTCTCAATCAAACTCAACATAACAATCTCTCTCTATCAACTCAACTTACATAGTAATTGTATCAAATCCACATGGATTGTCAACACTTTTCGAAAACTTTTTTATGTTAATTTTTCACAATAAATGGGTTGCACTTTTCTCTCAACAATTTCCATTGCGCAGGGTTCACTAGCGAAAACTTTCCAAGTGCCATCGTACTGACTGGCGATAGTGATCTCAAACTCTTCTCCGTAAATATCGTACGCTTCAAACTTGAACTCGTAGAAGATGTTGGGTTCACCCAATCGTTCTACTAATCGTTCATAAGACGCGTCGATGTATCCTTGTAACTCACTCATCGCTAACTGGCTCGCAGGTTGGCTTGTTCACGGGCCCAGACATAACGACGGCCGCGGTTCGCGACAGTCTCAGTGCCGCCGACAAGACCGGCAACCATGTTACGAACGAGACGTGACTCACGGCCGGGAGGACAAACGTGAACACGATTCGCAGCGAGATAGGCAGCGACATCGGCATCAAGAGCTACACGACGATCATCAGCAGAAAGGTTGGCAAAACGAGACATAACTAACTCCTTAAAAGAAAAGAAACGAGGCGAGAAGCAGTGGACCCCTGAGGTCCCTAGCGAATCAATCGCGCCAGATCTCACCAACTCACAATACATATTATACTCGTTTTGAAAATAAAGTCAATAGTTTTTTTAGATTAATTTGCTATATGCATATTACTTAATGGGGCACGACTCGCGGCGTTCAACCATGATTGAGGATCTTTAGGTTTTGCGGGGGTCACTCGCAACCCCTGCTCTTTGAAGTTCGCTTTGAGAATCGACGCGGTCTCTCGACCAAGGAATCTCGACACCAACTTCAATAGAGTCTCTCGAAAAGTCACGTGGTGATGACTGAATCCTGCACTGTGTGCCAGTTCGTGTAGGACGATGTACTTGTTGAAGTCAAACGCGGGCGAGATCTCGATCCACGATCCGTGTGACCTACCCATGTAGGCGGCGCGACTCCCCATGTTACGTGACTGGACGACGCGTACCTTACCGTGATAGCGAGACACCTTTTCCCACGTCTTGGACTTTGTCACTTGTTTTACAAATCTTTCTACCTCTTCGAAGTCATTGAGAGGACCAATCAGTTCAGGATGTTCAGTTTCAAGTTTCCACTCTGCACTGTACGTTCTACTCTTTTCGCTATCGCGTTTCGGTAAGACTGTCTTGCGACGATAGTACTCTGAATACTTGCGGGCCTGAGACGTGCTCAGACCAGCATCTAATGCCTTGCGATATGCAGTCTTCATTACTTTTTCTTCCTGGCAGTTTTCTTAACGGGAGACTTCTTCGCGGCCACTTTCTTTTTTGCAGTGACCTTTCTTTTTGTCGGGGCCTTCTTCTTAGGCGGGACCCACTTCTCAGATAAGAACTCTTCTACTGTCAAACCACACTCTCGAAGAGCCTTGTGGAAGCGTTTTACGTCTGCCATCTCCCACGTGTTATTAATGAACGACCCGAAATGGTTGGTCACTTTTTCACCCAACTGAATATTTTCTTCAGTCTCTTTGTCGAAGATGTAGCGCACCTTCTTGGTGAAATTTAACTTGATGACTTTAGGCATAGGACTCCTTACGCAATACCGTGAATGATACCGATTCGTTTCTGTTTGTTGACGATGACCGTCACAGTCGAACCAACAGGACGTTCGGGTTCACCGACCACATCCAGATAGGTCAGCTCTTCGAACACTCGCTTACCGTACTTGGTGAACTCGACCAAGTAGGTACGCCAGATGTACTCTGGAAGTTTAAACATTACGCACACTCCTCTATAATTGGTTTCGCGATCAGATAGACACCGACCGCACTAGGAACATCGCAGAAGGCATACTCACTGCAAAGCAGTCGATACTTGGCGAAGTATTTCACCCCAGCATCAGCAGGACTATCAATAGGCGGGAAGTAAACAGCGACCTGTTCACCGCGGTCATCAATGACCTCACCAAGACTCTGCATCGCGCCAGAATTGATCTGGACCACACGACCTTTCAGATTTTCCATAACTCTCTCCACTCATTCAACACAGACATTATAGTACATGTTTCAAAAATATGCAAGAATTATTTTTGTGAAATAGTTACAATTGTAAAAATAGGGGAGCGATCCACATACCTGTCAGTCGGAATCTTCGCAAGACCGACTCCCCTCTTAACTCAATCATCGAGGTCGATGCACAACCAGACACCGCCGATGATCAGAAACGCTAGAACAAGTCCAAGCTCGCTCATTGGATGATGTATCCTCGACCACCACAGATATCACAGTCGTCGTCATACTCATCGTCAGTGCCCCAATCGTAGGTGACGACACCCGACCCTTCGCACTCACCACACTCCAACTCCTCGTTGTCCCAATCGAAGGGATCTTCGTAGTCGAACATGTCTTCGGTGTTCTCCATCGTCATCAACTGAGGGTTATAGGTGACCATCTTGGTGGTCATCTCGACAATGCGATCGATCGCAATGTGAAACAGATCGTTCTCGTATTTGCCTTGATAGACTCGACCCGTGGTGTAGGGTAGGACGTACTCGAATAATTCACGATCGATCGCGCTCTTCTCGCGTAGGAACTTTAGTGCACCAGAGGTGTTGTTGCCCATACCGTTGTTGTAGAAGTCGTGACGCAGACGACCTGCGGCGCGAACCATCTCACCTGCAACAGTTTCACACTTACCGGAGGGCGGTACCAACTCCGCAAAGATTCGTTCAAATGTAGCACTCATAATAATCTCCTTAGTAGACGTAAGGTTCGACTGGGTGACCAGCGGCGAGTTGCAATGCAGTGTAAACGAACATCCAAAGAACTGCTTGACCGAAGACCACTTCGGCAATTCGCTGGGGATTTGCAGGCTTCACTTTAATCACCTCAGATTACCTCCACACGGTTATCAAATTCACTCGGTCCACTAATCTCAAAGGGAACATACAGAATACAGCCAAGACGCTCTACATCATGTTCGAACGAACCTGTCTGAGACTCAGTAACACGAACAGTATACCCGTCGCACATATAGATCTCGCGATCGGCATCAGGATGGGGTTTTGCGAAAATTGAACCTTTGTCAATTACCTCACCGATAAGATATGAATCGGGACGATCAGGTGCAGGTCGAAAGTCATACGCACGAATAGTGTCGCCGACGTTCGCAGTGTTTTCAAATTTCATCATAATCAACTCTCTCATCACTTTATGTAGCCATTATATCAAAGCTGACACAGATGTCAACATATTTTGAAAACTTTTTTATGTTAATTTTTCACAAATTATTCTTTTGGTCTATAGATTTCATAAAGACGTTCGTACATTTCTTTATCGAACTCCATATTTTTAAGTCGATACTTGAGATCTTCAATGTAAAACCAAATCGCTAGAAATACAAACCCTAGTCCTAGAATACCAAAAAACCCAATTAATTCAATCGACATGTCATCTCCGCATAGACGCAAGGTCTTTCATCTGTTGTTCGTCGATTACCGGAACGGCGTTCGACTTGTGCATTGTGCCGATACCCTTTACGAGAGTCCCAGTGTAAGACAGTTTATCAGGCTTGGCAGTTGCACACCCGCCGCTGTCAGCAGAAGGATAGTGAACGTCATCACCGCGATAACTAAATGTATTCCTAAGTGGTTTAAACTCCACTGGTTTGCTCTTCTTAGTAGTCCATGCATTGTAAGTCTTTCTCCTCCCCGATGGGGTGTGTCTCATTGAACCGTGTATCATGAGTCTCTCTCTATAAAAACTTTAAGGGTATGACCGTCGTCTTGAACCGATAGATTGACGGACTGATCTTCTTTCAGATAGTTGGTGTAACTTCTGCCATTTTCATCAATCACCTCTACGCGATTAATGTCGGACAACTCCTTCTCCATACGACGTAGTATCTGTTGCATCGCACCCAACTCCGCAGTTAGGAAATGCAACTTAGTATTAGGCTCGGTGTTGTTGATGGGCAGACTTCGAATCTGACTCATCTTATCATCGATCTCTTCCTTGACAATCTTAAGCACTTGCTCTTTCATTCTTTACCTTAAACCATTCTGGTACAGGACGATTAGTCCATGACATAACAAACCGATCTTGTTTGGTCTGATAGAATGCACGATAAGACTCTACTGGACATTCTAACATACACTCAGGATTAGAACCCATAGCCAACTTGAACGGCGTACGCTCGACACGTGGTATACGCGCCGGCGGAGTGAGTAATATATCACGTAGAAGAGTGTCTGTCAAGTGCCTCTTACCATATCGATACATATACTCATCACATAGGGCAATGAAATGTTTGTAGTGCCAGATGTAGTTACATATGGATTCCATCGTCCAGACCGTGCATGGATGATAATGATGTACTGCCTTGTATAGGGTATCATCTAAAGTAGGATGATCATAATATTTGATCATAGTTTTGCCGGACTTTGACGGTCTACGGTATACTTCACCGTCTAACATACGATGTGCAGTTGATAACATCTGTGCAGATTCGACAATCATTTTAACAACATGTTTGTCACACTGCTCTTGTGCAGCAATTATTGGATCTTCACTGAGTACAAAAATGTTCATATACTATTATCCCCCATTAGTTGAACATATTGTATCACGACTTTTTTAATCTGTCAAATTTTTTTTCAGCAAAGATACTGTCATTTTATATACGACTTCTATAGGTATGTAATGCCAGTAGAATTTTTTATGACCAATCTCTTCCATCTTAGACCACGGTACAAACTCACGAGTCCAGTTGTCAGCATATAGATCACCTATTTTCAAAATAACGTGGCCATTCCCGTTCTTCGTGATAACTCTCTGTATCTTGGCCCTACCCAAGAAAAGATTTTTCCAGAAGTTCCACATAGATTTTTCGCTTAGAAGCCAAAGTAGTGTTAGTGCATAGTCTTCACAGTCACCCAGATAAGGTTCTTCTTTCATTATGCGCCACTTATCGAAACCGTATACTTTAGTGTCATATACATACATGTAAGTGCTGTTTAATCTTTTTATATGTTTTTCTTTGTTTTCGAGGTCTAACATAAATTTCTCCTGTCTAAACGTATTTAGAATCCTCAACTGGTATAAATAAAACTATGTCTAACGAATTATTTGATTTTGGTTTCACTGCTGTAGATGAGTCTGAACTAGAGGCTTTTCAACAACTTGAAGCGACGACTGAGATTGCAGATGATGCTCAAGAGCGTCTAGATAATCTATACAATGCAATTCAACCTTTGTTGACCAATCTAAAGATGAATCCTGAAAAAGAATACATCTTATGGCCTAATCGTCTTGAGAAAATCGAACAATTCGAGACATTCATTCAAAACATCTATAAGGGATCCTAACCAATGTTTTTTAACGATAAAGATGAAACTATTCTAAAGGGCGCCGGCACAGAATTTTTTATTTCTGGTGAAGAAAAAATAGGCCTGTCTAGACATTTAAATTCTGTAGCTAAAGGCGCTACTGTCAAAAAAGGTAAGTATCTACGTTACAAGAGTGAAGAACTAAACGTTATTGAGGAGGCATTAAATCGTGCTCCTATGTTCTGCAATGCACTTGTGTCTCGTGGATATAAAAACATTCTATTTGTTGGTCACTACAATGATCATCAAACACATTGGATGTTAGACAAGTTTGCTGGTCGTATGATTGATGTTCTGCCAGAAGAACGTGAAGATATGCAAACCTTTCCTGATCTAAACATTGTATCTCAGTTCATTCCGCTTGTTTTAAGAATGATGCGATATGATGTATCTTTTGTCATTCCACGACCACCAGAATCAAAGCATAAGGGTGCCATGCATACTTTGTATGAGTCGGTAGGAATGATTGAGAACTCAATCGCTTGTTCTCAGCAGTATAAGCACGGTCAAGATTCATGGTCACTAAACGGTGATCACGAACTATTTGATGCTGTGGTTTTCTTAGGCGTGCCTATGGTAGACAAGGGCGTAGGTTTCGAGGAAGATCAAGTACGTGAAATCTTTGCGCCTATGTGTACAGAAGATTTTGAGATGGTTGACATTTACTATGGTCTACCATCTTCAGTGAAGTGGTTTAATGGAGAAGAAAAAGACTCTACAACTATGGTAGATGTTGCGTTCTCTATTCGTTCAGAATGGGATGATGATGTTAAAACCGGCGGTGGCCGTCCAGAAGAATACGAGATCATGAAAAAGATGATCAAAGTATTCTAGGAACTTACCCGACAGTAAGAAACACGAAGGGGGCGTAAGCCCCCTTTTTTATATCCACAATAAAACTGTACCTGCAAGTGCACACCATATTAAAACATTTGGTCGCATTTGCCACACGTACTTAAAATCATCCCATGTGTACTTGATAAATTTCTTTAGATATTTTATTCGATCCATTCTTTTGGTGTCCCCAACTCGATGCGAACATTCTCTGGAAGTTTGATTTTGATGTCAGAGTGTTCGTGATGTATTATAAATTGTACGTTACTAAACTCTTTAAAAAAGTATCCCCAGATAGGTCTCCAGTTTGACGCCATACGATGAACGTTTAGTGGCGATCTATCGCTTTTCAGAAAGGTGTCACTAAAACTATCTAGATTCATATCAAACATTGCATCGAATCCGTATAGATGTACTTCAGTTGCGTTCATACCTCGACACGCATAGTCTACTGCCATATGACCACACGAATAATTTGATGCGGCCTCTTCTAGTTTCTGGCCAGGAAGTTGTGCGTATGGTGGCACGTATGTGTGAAACTTTTTGATGTTTTGAGAATACTTTAGATAAAATGATGCCCGTTTTTCCATCCAACGTCTAGGTCTTTTGCCTAGAACCCAGTCGTACATACCTAATTCAACTTCACCTTTATCAAGTGCAATCATCATTTTAAAGTCAACCATACAAGATGCAAACACTTCGTTTGGCATGAACTTGTATGGTGGCATGTTACAGACAAGAAGATCGCCTGGCGTTCCTCTTTCAAATAAATTGTACCCAGGCCCATTGCCTAATACATTGACTCTTCTAGTTTTCATCTCTCACCTTCTTTATGATATGACCCATAAATGCAATGCGCCAGTTCATGTCCCCATGTAGAGAGATCGCTAGTGTCTCTTACGCCACTTGGTTCTACTACGTATATATCACAACGACTAACAACAGTAAGATCATCTTTGGGGTGGGCCCATCTCGCTAGTCCTTCAACCTCAGGTCCGTTATTATACTTCTTTTCTCTTAGAAACTTATTCAACTCAGACTGAGTTTTGAATGTTGTCACTTTGATATCGATGTACTGACCAGTAACGTCATGCGTTTTAGTGATGGTTTTTTCAGATATGTCGCACGACATAAGACCAAACAGAATTAAGACTGCTAATATTTTATTTTTCATATCTTCGAGCATGACCTTCGTGTGTCAACCAAGAATTGAGATTTTTACCGTCAATAAAAATTTCGCCTAGCATTCGTCCGTACTTATCGTCTTTATACGTTTTCAGAATAATTTTATCACCAACAGGTGCGACACTTTCCACAAACTCTTTTGCAGCGAAACCTTTTGCCTTCTCTTCAAGATCTCTTGTTCGCGTTTCGTACGCATCAATACCATACAAACGAATTCTTTGTTTTTTGTAGATAAGACCAAAACCAAGATCGATATCTACGTCTACTGTATCGCCGTCTACCCAGCGAATAATTGTTGCTTTATATTCGTACATTTACTCCGAATCAGGAACGATCGAGTAAGCGACCTCCAAAATATCTGTATATTCGGCGACCTGTTTTAACTCGTGTTCCAATGCCTCCATTACATCCGAGTGTTCCCCGATGCCCGAAGGATTCGTAAGATACACTTCTACGTTAGCTTTATGCAATGCAATCTTGCCTTTCATATGCTCGATTGTTGCGTTGATCATTCTATTTCTCAAACTCATAAGTTACCTCTTGCTTTCTCAATTGCACGAGAACCAAACCAAAACGAAATGATTGCAGCAAAAATTGCCTTGGTGTCATCATCCCATAAAATGTTTAACGCTTGCGTTAAAGACATTCCGCTGGTTATCGCTTCTTGTAATAGTGTAATTTCAATTGCAGCGAACAGTATGAAAAATGCATACGTGATCACCGGTCTTACTGATTTCTGTAAAGCAGACATAAATCCTGTGCCAGACGAAATCGCAGTATCGTGTTCAAGTAGGGCTTTCTGTTCTTCATGAAGACCCATCTCTTGAAATTTTTTAATTTCATGGTCGTACCCCTTCATCTGAAGTTCGGCCATCTTTTCCATCTTCTTTAGTTCGAACTCCATTGATCTCTTGGATTTATAGTGTTCTGTAATCGCAGGTACAACTGAACTGCCAAAACCAAGTATCGAACCAATTAAACCACTTAACATATCATTTCCTCCAATACTTATTCAACCACTCTTGTGGTTCATAAGTTGCCATGGGTGTTTTCACTGTTTCAGTCGTTGCTTGATAAACACTTGGTCGACCGTGAAAACAAATAATAGAAGTACCCTTATATTTATCTGGGTATACATCATACTTATATGATTTTATCTGTTGCGGAAACACTCGTTGTAACAACACGCGTTTATGTGTGGGCACGACTGTCTCTAGATATTCACCGTCGCCTCGAAATGCAGATACCGCAAGACCCAGTCTAAAATTAAAATCACCCCAGATCCAATCTGCCTCTGTCGATTCCCATGCCATTACTCCACTTTGCAGTTTACCCTTGAGATGTGGTTGATGTGAGTTAACACATCCCAGATCCTCGATACCAGCAAACGGCCCGTCGTATTGGAGTAACCAATCTATATTTCCTACTATCACAGTATCTAGATCTAAATACACGATGCGCCCCTCTATTCGACCATCGAACAGTTGCATTTTGTTCCACCACCCCTCTAGACCGGGACGAAGAATCAAAGTGTCTACATCGTCTAGTACTTGATCAGTCAGACATACAAATTTATGTGGTACGGTTGTATTACGTTCAACTGAAGCTTTCAGATTATAGACGTAATCTTTTGAAAACTTGTTACCCCAGTACACGCAGGCGACAGTAACCATGATAAAACCTCAGATAAAAAAAAGACGGGTAGGTTTCCCATCCCGTCTTTATATAGTTAGTGTTTAAATCTTACAGAGACGCGACAAACTCATCAATTTCTTCGATCTGAGAACGATTCAAGAAGTGCTTGTATACGCCTACTGCGTCTAGCAAACCTTTTTCGACAGCGCCTTCACGTAGATCACGTGCCTTACTTTCTTGCACAACAAGATCAATTTGATCTAGAGAAATTTCTCTTTTAGCCTGACCGAACGAGCCAAGTTGAGGATTGTCTTGTCGTGGCAACATAAGATCTACCAACTTAGTCAAGAACACCTGAGGCTCTTTCGCCATCTCTTCATAAGAGAATGTATGTGCAAAAGACATATCGGCAATATCATTTTCAAATTCTTCGATTAGACTAAATCCCATAGTGCTTGACTTAAATTCATCCCATGTTAGTTCAGGTGCAAATGTTTGCCAAGTTTGAACCAGAGAATCACGATGATCGCGAGTCATACGAATGAAGTTAGATGAAGGAACACCAGATAGCGTTTCTGTTGTCAATGACCAGTCATCTGCTGGGGAATGACCTAAAGACGTTGCAATCAATGGCTTCCAAATATAATTATAGGCCTGAGATGCAATGACAAGATTAGAATCATCTGTCTTTAGATCTTGTGCAATACGAACATACATGCCGTACATATTTTGTGCAAACTCAGCACCTGAACATGACTGACCTACAATGAAATTATCATCTAAAGATACAAGTGAGTGAATCTCTTCCATTTGTTGTTATTCCTCTATTTTAGACCGCGGTCCAATTTGATTTGATGAAACTATTTATACTATTTTTTGTTTCAGAATTAACTAACCGACCAAAAACTTTTATCAATTTTTTCAGTAAAAGATTTTAACCATAGATCTATATCACCCGCGAACTCTTCGAACGTATTAAGTCTAGAATTTTGCTCGAACCAGTAAACCTTCAAATCTTTTGTAATGCCGCCCCCTATAGTTCCCTCATAGTTACCACCAAGAGTTACGATATAGTCTAGCCAAGACTCAGATTTCTCTTTGAATACTTCATATTGATCTGAAGTCAAATCTTCTATCCAAGTGCCTTTTCTCCAATCTTGAAGCACTTTGCTATCAATTTCTTTATAAGAATCCACTTCCCCGTGAAGTCCATGTATCCCAGTAATAGTATAAGAGTTATTGGAGATTCTAAATTTTGTGTATGCTTGAACTTCAAAATCCATTCCTTTCTCGACATATGCGGGAAAAGATCTTCCTTCGTTTAACGCAATAAACGTTCTATTCTGTTCATCGACATCTCTTTCTGGAGTCACTTTCCACGCCTGACACCAAATATCTTGATATTTAGACTTTAAAAATGTCGTGTAAGGAAATTTAGGCATTTCATGCATATTACATTCAGCAACTACTTCTGGTAATTCGAACCCACACTCCCACGCTCTTTGTCGAGTCTCCCACTTACAAAGTTCTAGATTCGCGCTTTCACGTGTGTTCCCAAAATAAGTGTAATTGTCAGAGGAAGGTAATATCAGAGGTGGCATGTTATTCACAACAACATCGGGTGAAAACTTGCGTATCTCTTCTACCGACCAATCTATCGCATCCGGACTTCCTTGATATATGTTTTTACCTTTTCGGGATCTATTCGTGATTAACTTATATGCGTAACCTTTTTCTTCTAACTCAGGTATAAGAGATTCGTAAGTATCTACTAACGAAAACAATAATATTCTCAAAACTCAATCTCTATAATCATTGAGTGTAAAGTTTGTTCCATGCATTTTCATCAAATCACGTTCATGATTAGTATAGACCAACACTTCTGGATCATCAATTAGGAAGTCACAGTTCTTACAGAAATCTGGATAATCTCCGGTACGATGTTGTTCACGTAGTTTCTCGTATTCTTCACCAAAGAAGATGTCAAGAATATTATCTTCGGAACAATGTCCCAGTACGGCTTCTTCGTCACGACCAAGCACTTGACAGCAAGGGTGTACTGCACCTGTTTCGCCTTCTAATCCGCCAGCACGAATCACTACGTCTGGTGAGAATGGTCGACCACACGTCTTTACTTTGCCCTCACGCGCATTATCACCAATCTCATAAACACCTGACCAGTTGTGCATCTTCCAGATCTCTGTCTTGACACCCAACTCATCAACGAGCGATTTGTACTTCTCTAGTTCTTCATCAATGTTGTCATTGTCTGTGATCAAGTGGTACGTCGATACAACACAGTCGGAACCAGACTCGTTTACATAGTCAACCATCTCTTGAATGTTGCGTTTGATCTGCGCGTAGTGCCCACCCACGGCGTTGTACATCCATTTGGTGTAGTCTTGTTCGTCTGCGCCAATGAATGAAAAACGATAGAAGTCTAGTCCCGCATCGACACAGTCGCGCATGTACTGACCTTCCATCTTAAATCCGTTAGAGAAAATAAATGCCTTCGCGCCATACTTCTTCACTACCTTAATGTACTCAGGTAGGTTCTTCGCCATCGTCGCTTCACCAGAACCGTCTAAGTTGACAACGTTCAAGCCATACTGTGCACAGTCAGCGACGTACTTTTCAAACTCATCCAGTTTCATGATACGACGAAACCCTTTGTGGCGGCCGCCTTCTCGTAAATCTTGTGGGCACATACTGCACGAGTAGTTACATCCACCCGCGACTTCGATCACTGCACGATCAATTTGAAATGTATCTCTAGTCATTTCCATAATACTGCTTCATCCTATTCTCATAGTCAACTGCTTTATTTTTTGTGTGACCCAACAGATCACTTACGTTATCTAACCACCACCAGACGTTTCGATCGTCATAGCCAGACTCAGGATTTAACCTAAGCGCATTCGGTGTATGGTATTTAGTCACTCCCTCACCAGAGATTACAGCGAGAGGTCGGGCAAAGTTCTTTGCGACGTAGTGCCAAATGCCATCGTAGCATATTACGAGACGCGCAGTAGAAATAAGGTACATTGCTTCAGACGCTGGTGTTCGGTACGACAGTTCGTGCATTTCGAATCCTAACGTCTTGAAGTATAATATCAGTTCTTCCCAGTGATCATTCTCGAATAGTCTCTTCCAAGTGCGTGGCTTTTCTGCGTTCCATGTAGGTCGCCAAAATACGATACGATTAGGGTTGTAATCCTGAAATGCGTTTTCGCGAAAGATCCAATCGTTATTTGGAACAGGCCCGCCTGGATTGTCATTGTAAGTTCCACTTTCAAACCAGAAACGATTCTTGTTTATGTTCTTTGCGGCAACACGATTCACTCCGTTTTCATGCACAACATCGTCCGAATATTTCCAATCACGGTAACGACCGTTCGCATTGAAGACATGATGTATCTCTACGCGGTCTTGCTGGTGGTAGAAATTGTGAATGTAGTTGCATCGCTCGATGATCGTCTCAGGATCTTCGAAATGGTGAAGGTAATCTTCGTCGTGTTCCCAGTGAAACTCTAGATTGATCTTTCTGACGTTATGGTCGGCCGCATATCGATGACACGAATTTAGCGCCCACATAAAATCACCGACGCCAGGCGTACCGCGCCAAGTTACGAGTTCAGATGGTTTCATTAGTTCGTCTTAATGCTCTTTACTTTACGCGCAGAACCTGTAGATGTGTACAGACCAAACCATGCAGCGCCAGCACCAACCACGACAGAGATAAGACCTGCCTGTGCCGTATTGGGGTCTGATAGTGACATAAACCAATGAGTTGTTTGAATAAGTAGATAAAGATATGTTGCAATGAATGCACGAGGGAAAATACGATAGGCATCGATCACATCTGCAAATTGTAAAAAACCTTCGAATCTATTATATTCTGGTGTTTTCTGAGTCGTATCTAATTCGATCTCTACTTGCAGTTTCTTTTTCTCTACTACTGGTGCTGCTGCTTCTTCTGTCATTTAACTAAACCTTTTTTGTATCCATTTAAACACTGCGTATATGGACAAACCATAAAACGCTAAAACACTCATTGGGAGACCGATATAGGCTAGTTCCCAAGGTGCGAGAAACAACAGATCCCATGTGAGATCTGCGATCGCTTGCACGTCACTTGTACTTTCTAATGCGACCATCTCAGTCTCATCCCAAGACAGGTCGTATTCTTCTACCATCAAGTCCCACGTCTCTTCGTCTATACAGACCAACTCTTCAGGACAGATAAACTCTTCGTTCATTGTTTTACCTTGAAGTCTTTGGGATCACCGTTGATGAGTTCTTTCGCCTTGGTCTCCCAAATCCATGGGCACAGTCCGTGAACAAAGGACACGAAAGAGATTGTCCAAGCCCTTCTTAGATGTTCGAAGTAACTTAACTCAATCTCTTTCAGGTGTTTCATTAGAAGACCTTAACGTCGTATTTTTGTTCCCACAGTTCACGGTCGTGTTCATCGTTGACCATCGGTCTGCCGCGAATGTTTAAACTAGTATTTAGTAACATAGGCACTCCAGTACGCTCATAATATTCTTCGATGACCTTACGGAACACCGACTCGCAATCCTTGCGCACAATCTGCACACGCGCGGAACCATCCACGTGTGTAACAGGTGCGTAGTCATGCTTCGCCCACGAGGTGAACTGCATGTACTCGTTCATCGGTCCGTCGAAGTATTCGTCTGCAAACTCTTCGAGAATCGCAGGAGCGAATGGACGGTACTTCTGTCTGCGCTTGATCGTATTGACAGTATCCTGAATGTCGTATCTTACATCAGCAATAAGTGAGCGGTTGCCAAGAGCTCTAGGGCCGAATTCAGCCCTTCCATTAGCAATACCGCAATAGCGATGTTCGAGCAGATGATCAACGACAGCGCTGGGATTAATAGGAGTTGTAATATCGTATCCCGCATATGGACTCCAAATAAGTTTATCCTTACCTGTTGCTTTTGCCCATGAGCGTGCCGCAGCACCTAGACCTGAACCAGCGTCCGTTGGTGATACTGCAATGTGCACTTCGTCGAACAACTCAAATAGACGCGAGTTGATTACGACGTTCTGTGCGCACCCCCCAGAGTAACACAACTTCTTACCATATTTAGCAGCTTCGCGCATTATACTCATAATTGCATAGTCAGCAAAGTCCTGTACCGCACGTGCGGCGACTGCATCGTCTACTGCTGTAATTTTTAAACGTAGTTCTTCACGAAATAATCGGCGATCTTTTTCTCTCTGAGATGTCTCAACATCGCCAACTGCAATGCCTTCTGCGAGTTCCGGTGCAATGTCTTCTAAGTCTTCCCACCATGCGATTAACCAATCAGTGATTGCTTTCGACTCAGGTGATGTTTCGTGATATGCGGATAGACCCATGACCACGTACTCATCTTCAAGTGGACGCAGACCCAAGAACTTGGTTACCGTAGTATACACTAACCCAACCGACTTAGGATACTGCCACTCTTTGATTAGATTGAAATTGTGATCCATAATGGTCGCACACTGCAACTCACCAACACCGTCGATCGATACTAATACAGTATCTTCAGATGAATTCCATGGGCGAGTGTAGAATGCTGATGCACAGTGTGACTCGTGGTGCATATGATTCACGTCATATGTCATTGAATCGGGAATGACCATACGTGAGAATGTCTCTTTTGCGGTATCTGGTCTATTCTTTAAGTGTTTTGTATCACCCTTCACGCCATGACCACCTCGCATATCAAACTTGACTGTGTGATCTTCATAAAAAGAAACATGATCATCATTACTAACCATATCCCATAGTTCTTCGGGAATTAATGGATCATTCTTTTTCTTAGAGTAGCGTTCGCCGTGAGTCGCGAACTCAACAACACCTTCTTCGTTTATGACTGCAAAACCTGAATCGTGATAATGTTCACTAAAACCTACGTACTTCATTGTTCATCCATCGTGAAGTTAAATCTTTATTTATAGAATAAAAAAAGGGGGTCATAAAGACCCCCGACATGCTACCTTGAGCGGGAACTTAGTATCCGTTAATATACTCGTATATATCTTTCCAATTACGCATGAGAGGAAATTCACTGTCTTGGTTGTAACCGTGTGACATTACTACAGACTCAAGACCTACCTTCGCACCAGCGATGGCATTCTCTACCTTGTCTTCTACCCATAAACACCCAGTACCTCGATAAGCTTCGAGTTCTTCGTCTTTGTCCGCACCCGTGTCGAGATAGACATACTTCTCGAAGACGGTAGGGCCGAACAGTTCTTGGAGATTCTTTGTGCGCAGGTGTTGCGCGTATTCGTCGTTACTCAAAGAGGTGATTGCGTGAAATACGTAACCGTGTTCTTCGTGCAACTTCCGAACGTACTTGATTGCGTCACGGAGTGGTGGGATCTTTCGAACCGTCGCACTCTCGTTGAACATGCGACAGAGTCGTCGCTTCTCGTTGCGTTCCAGACCGTACATGAAACCTACGTCGTACACTTCTGGATTCTTTATGATGTAACCGTGTCGTTTCATCCACTGTTGGAATGCATACATCCAATCGAGCAATACTCCGTCACAGTCTACTAATATAACCTTATCTCGCATTAAAACGCACCATCCCGAACATCTCGCAGAATATTATAAACCTCACCCATTGTGTAACCGTAATCATATAGGGCCACTTGAAGCTCTGCCCAGTTAGGGTTTTGCTCTTTGTAAATATAATGATTAACTAAATCTTCAATCAAATCACGATTTTTTACTGTGTATTCCATATTATTGTCCTCTCACATATTGAATTGCGCGATCAACAAATCGATCATAGTTGTCACCGAATGCAATTGAAACAGCTGCACTTGCATCATCATCCATAAACATAAGGCGATATTTGTATTTTGGATTAGGTGACTCGACAACGTTGGCAGAAATGCCATACATTTCGTTTCTTACTTCAAACAACTTATCAGTATTGGGTACTTCAAAGAACATGTGTGATCTCCTCACTTAGAAAACAATTCTAACACAGGGAGCCTAGTCTGTCAACACTTATTTTGAAAAAAAGTTAAATTATTTTTACAAGGGTCATTTTAAGACTGTCGTGCCTACCCTTGAACTCGCTCAAATAATTGTAGTCTTTTATGTGTTGAGCATGACCATTCGCTTCTAGAAACTGAATTAGTTCGCGAATTCCTGCCCATTCTGCATTGTCAAATAAAACGTACGGTATGTTGAGTCTGGCGCATAAAAGAAAGTCTGTTAGCGCCCGCTCAGTTTCGTGTGACCCGTCGATAAATGCCAAGTCAAACTCTTTATGCCCCACCTCTCGATAAACCATAGGTGAAGGTTTAAGATGCACCTGAACATTAGGGTATTTGTTGCAGATTACGCTAGAGTATTTAATCCCTCTAGGGTGCGCAGGACAGCAACTAGTTATCTCGCTGCCCTCAGGCATGAGTTCTGCCCAGTACGTCGTAGAGTGTCCGGCATAGAAACCGATCTCGAATAAACGTGTTGCCCCAGAGATTTCAAGCGCATCGCGCATGATGTCGAAGACTTCTTTTGTGGGAGGTAGGTAACCCCACCCGTCTTCTTCCCACATTAAATGATCAAGATCCATCACGGAAATAGTGCTCGTTTAAATTTTTGTGTCTTGTACTTTTTTTCTTTCCAGTGACGAATCATATCTAACTTCCATTCACCACCAGTGTAATGACAGAATTTTGCATTCTCGAAGAACTCTTCTTCAGTTGCATAATGAGGACTGTCATTCCAAGTAGTATCTATCGTTTCTACATCAAAGTCATATTTCATTAACTGTGCCGATATGTACGGCTGATCATTCATGATTGACATGTGGAAGTTTCCAGTATAACACCAATCTTCCCAACTGTCAAACATTTCACGTGCGCGTAGACGCGCCTCTTTCGTCCATAGCACAACGCCAGTATTCATGATCATGATCTTAGATGGTTTATTTGGCGGCATAACAGGGACAATAGGGCAGTCGTGTAACATAAACTTACGACAGAAATCATGATAAGTGGAATCTTTATAGTCCCATGAATTGTATCCGCCGCCGGATGCAGTAACAAAGTCTGATTCTAAGACACCGTAAACGTCGGCACCAGACTCCATTATATCGAATATGTTTTCTTCTGTATTGACTACAATATCTGTGTCCACAAACAGGACATTATCATAGTCGTCGAAGATAGGATCTAACCAAACACGAGCGCATTCGTGTAATAGGGAAGTGGAACAACCATGTCCTTTTGTGATGACACGTTCGTCTGAGTAAAAGTGCTTTGCACTTATCTTTTTTGCGTAGTCTTGAAATGACTCTCGCGAAATGTTAGCAACTTCTTTATATAAATCTGAACGTCTCCAATCTCCAATATCACCCCGTTTATCAACTTCGGGTGTGACAATCATATATTGAAAAATCGCGTTGCGGGACATTCTCTAACCTCGTCATTAATCGTTCAGCCCGATTGCCTACTTGATTGTACCATAGTGAATCGCGGCCCTCAAGTGCCGCATTTTTCCAGTCACCTGTTTCTAGATGACCATTCATTTTCTTAAACTTACTTAGTCTTGGTAGACCAAGATTAAACATCATATTAACCAAGATCTCTTGGACCTCACCTGGAAAATCAGACCACCTGAATCCGTATAAGTTATAACATTCTCGCAAGGCGACTCCGAAGTCATGTTCGAATGCCTGTTTAACTCTTTCTTCGGATATCGGCGTTCCCACGATGCAGCCGTACTCGGGATCACTCTTTGTGATGAGGTGACCAACGCCGAACGTGAGGTAGCCGAGATGGTCTCTGTAAATCTCATAAACTACACCTTCGTCAATCTTTAACTGTTCGAAAACTGAATTGATATTCATATTGTATTAGAATTTGATAACCATTGCGACCAATATTCCTGCAAGTAACACATTGGTCATTAAAAGTTCAAGAGCCAATATTGTATGATACCAGACCCATCGAGTCTTGTAGGCATTGTCTACAGAGATATCTTCTGGGTCTGGATCATTATCAACTTTGTTTACTTTACCGTATGTTAACCAGTTAGGTAAACGCATAATTATTTCCTAATTAAAAATTAATATATGAGAAAACGAATCTATGATTAGAACTACTAGTTTCGTCTGCACAACCATAGTGAACAATAGTTGTTTCACTAATCTTTTCGAATGGGAAGTGAGACATAGGTTTTACGTCTTTACCCCCATCTGATAGGCTAAATGATATACCTGAAGAAGATGCAGGTGAGACGACAGGACGCAGATCAACTATTTTACCGATGTACATTTTGTAATCATGATTGTCTGTTGTGTTATCATAATTCGATGTCCAAGAGTGACTGTGCCCTGCTATGTAGATGAACGTGTTCGGATCATCGTTTCCTGTCTGGTGCCAGTTAGCATAGTAGCCTAGCATTCCATCATTTTGACCAAGAGACGAAATCCATGTTCCTTCAATGGTAGAAGTATGCCCAGCAAGATTATATTCGTCTCCCGAACTCATTAGATAAATAGTGTCGTTATCCAAAGCCATTCCCGGCGGAGTAGACATTGATTCAGTATGTTGAACAACTGTCGCCGATGGGTTTGAGCCAAAGACCATTTTAAACACTTGACGGATTGGTCTGTAACTCATTCTTTCAGTGCCATAGTTTTCAGTTCTATAAGACCAAATTGCAAACCATCCGCCAACTTTAGATTGTGTAAATGAAAAGTTATATCCGTACTTTGCCTCATTATCAAGCAAACTAGTGCTGGTGTAAATGTTTTCTTTGCTAAATGTAGTGCCATCCCACAATAATTGGTCAATATATCCGTAACGATCTGAGCCTACATAAGAAAGTCCAACAACCCCATCTTCAATATGAGAAATCCCTAATTGTGCGTTTGCCAAAATTTCACCGTACATTGCACAGTTAAGTGCTATAGCAGGTGCTACTTGAGACATTGCCTTAGTTGTTGGATCAATGTGGATCAAAAACGCGTAAGCCGTAGCTCCAAAAAGACGTGTAATGACTACGTGATCATCATCCATTTTCGCACAGTCGAAAGAAGCATGACCATTGCCGCACTCAAGACCGACTAGAATTTCAGATCGGATAATTGTTGATACAGGAGTTTCTGTATCTTCGCCCGAAATTGATACCAATGTACCAAACGTATATCCAGGGTTATACTGAGAGTGAACTGTGAAATATACACCAGAGGACATCATACAAACATCACCACTACGAAGATCGCGAATAGACCCACCGTCTACTGGTAAAGGTGAAAGTGTTACTTCTGCCATTTTTGTAATTCCTTAAAATTTATTAGTATTTATGGTTGATCGTATTGAACAACCGCTGAGTTAATTGTTACTGTAACTGAAGTTGTTTCAGTGTTTGACGCACCGAACCATCCGGTATTGTATGCATTATCAGAATCATACTGTGTTGAAGTGACAGTATCAGAGACATTATTCAGTGTAATACTAGACTTACCAAACCATCCAGTATCATATGCGTTTTCGGCATCATATTGTGCCGAAGTGACTGTCTCAGAGACATTATTCAGTGTAATACTAGACTTACCAAACCATCCAGTATTGTATGCATTATCAGGATCGTACTGTGCTGAAGTAGCGGATTCAGAAATGCTGCTTAATGCGATACCAGACTTACCAAACCATCCAGTATTGTATGCATTATCAGAATCATACTGTGTTGAATCAACTTCGAATGATACTGAAGAAACTGCTTTAAAATCTTGGACATCTTTGTCAAACCATCCTATGCCATATAGACTTAGTGTGGTTTGAGTTACAGATGTTAAGTGACGTGTACGCATAACATCTTATCTCCTTTAGTATTATACTACAAGCGCAGTTCCAATGAACGCAGCGTAACAAGTAGTACCTACTTTCCAGATGTTAACTAGGTGTACGCCGGTCGGGCTCGAAACATCAGGTATTTCACCACCTACCCAAGCAAGATTGCTTGGCCAAGTAATTGCAGAGCCCGAACTATTTGTAAGATGTAGAGTTAAAGATTCGCCTGAAGACCAAGAGTTATGCAACTCATATACAGTATCGCCAGAAACAACGTGATTGACCATGCTTCCTGCTTTAGGATTCAACGATATCTGTTGACCCAGTTCTGTATATACGCCTTCACAATAATTCGGCGCAACGACAGTATTATTGAAATTCCATCCTGCATTCGCCAATTTACTATTAATGCCATCTTCGATCGCCTGTGCCAGTGCGACTGGATCGATTCCGGTTTCACGTGCGGTAACATATGCAACATCTACAATCTGTTCAATGATCGTTTCAACCTGATCACTAGTTAGTTGATCTACAGATTGTCTCTGTTGTACAAATTCAGCATCTACTACGGTTTCAATTAATGACGTTACTGCCTCTTGTGATAGACCGCCACCGGCACCGCCACCTACATTTGTTAAACCAGAACCGTCGCCAAAGAATGCTGTTGCGGTAACGGAACCAGACGATACAGTGTCGCCCGAAACTTCCATACCATTAGAGACGATAAATTTTTTATTATCTCCCGCCATGTGTTAGCTCCCTAAACGTTGATTGTGTTGTCTTTTCCCGAATTCTTTTTAATTCTGGTCAGATGGTCTTGCCAGTCTCTACCGGCCATTGCCATCGCGTCTTTAGTGCCAGACACAAGCTTAGGTGCGGAAGATGATGGATAGTATCTTTCCCATTCGGGGTTTTGTTTTTTCCACTCATTGTATTCAGATAACCGGAGAGTCACTTCCATAACTTCTCCGGTCTCTAAATTTTTAAAATCATACTGTGGCATTATTTATACATTCCAAAGCGTTCAATTCATTACGACGGAGATCTCACTTCGTCTCCGAAGAGATGATCACCTCCTATTAAGAAGATTTGTTATTGGTTTCAAGCAAAGAACAATAGTATGATAGAGGCTGCTCAGGCCTCTTCATCGTGCTCTGCGAGTATATCGCTTGTCTCCTGTTGTTATGAACGAACTTCTGTAGTTCATTGATATCTTGATTTAACTTCTCTTCTAGGATCGACATAGGTACTCCTTTTTTATAGTTTAATAGTGTCGAAAAGAACTTACTGCTGAATCAAATCTGGGAATGCCTCCTGTACTATTTTTTTGGTGATGTAACGAACGGGTGGTTTCTTTGCCACCATTTTGAGAACATATTCAGCGTCTTCCGGATGAATACCTTCTAACAACTGAATAAATTTATTTTCTCTTTTGTATGCCGGCAGTTGATCTCCTATACCGCCATGCACAAAAAACCCGAACTCACGATGCAACTTTAATAAAGTTCCAGGCGTAGATTCGGGTCGATTTGGTGTGAACGGAGGGCGTCCTTCAGGTAGATTAAATACGAGAGACTCATCGAATGCTCCTCGTAGAATATCTTTGAACGCCCACACGTCCGAGTATTTTTTCAAAACATCTAATCTTTCTTCACGAGAGTCCGCTTTTTTGTACTCCTCGAAGATCTCAAAGACTTCTTTATGAATGGTAAACATATTATGCCTTCTCAATGTGATAACAGACGTATCGCTTCCTCTCTATGAGTATTTCTTGTTTTGTTGTGCACTTAAACAAGAATTGTCTTAGTCCGATATCATAACTAATAATTGTATTGCGATCTTGTCCAGTCTTTCGTTCGAGATGAGCGATGTGTCTGTCTTTTTGATCGATCACTTTTATATATTCATCATGTAACTTCGCTGTACCTGCAAGCCAGAGTAAGGAGCACAGCAAGGCAGTTACGCCTATGGTATATAAAGTGCGCATTAGACTCTCCTCCGTCTACAATTATTTATAGACGGAAGGGTCTTTAATCAGGTAGTTTATCTACTTTTGTTTTAACGAATGTGCGTCCCTTCGTACTAAACAAACGCGTCACGAAAGGGATGAAGGGCGCGCCCTCTTCGGTCTGATAACCGTGAAGGTGCGTGTTGCGTTCGGACGTGTAGTAGATGTAGTTACTCGCACGTCCCTCCCATTCAGTTGTTTCTACCAGTTTATTATAACTCATTAATAACCTCCGCTGTTAAACCAGCCTTTACCTTTCAATTGAAACCCATTGCCGCCAGTGATGACTTTTTTGAGTTCTTCTTTTTTACACTTAGGACAAACACGTAGAGGTCCGTCCGAAATCTTTTGCATACGGTCAAATTCATGACCGCATGACTCACAACGATAACTATACGTCGGCATCTAACATATCTCTAATTAATTCAATTGAATATTGAAGCCCATTGATCTCACCCTCAAGTAACATCCATGATGTCTTACGATTCTCAATTCTGGTACTAGCAAGAACTTCATCGTGTATTATGTCGATATGAGATTGACGATACTTAACCTCTCTCAACCTCTCTTCGAGTCTGGCAAGTAGTAACTCAGTATTCATGCGACTTTTGTATAATCCGAATACGAGTACTTAGCAAATTCACGTAATGCCTCGGAAGATATATCACACAGATATGATACGGCAGGCTGATCTAGATCGATGCCTAGTCTAGACTTATTGAATGCGCGAAATCTATGCGACTCGAAATCTGGACTTACCGTAAAGATCTTACCTCCCGCTTCGTGACTAGGGTCATACTTGGGGGGAATTGAAACGAAATAATTCATACTAACGTTTCTTAATTTACGCTCTTGTTTTGGATCAACAGCAAAACAATTGCCCATGACATATATCTGCTGTGTTTTGATTTCTACAGAAAGACCGTCTACATAGGCATCTTGTATAGAGTCGTACGGGTTGACCGAAAGGATCACTTCGTGACCCCTCCGATTTAATTGATTTGCAACCTCGCACTCCCCAATTCGTCCTATGATTATATTCAGTTGCTCTTCGGTCATTATGCTGCCACCGCCATTTCTACTGCGAGTTCCGCAGCCTTCTTCTTCTTGACACCGTTGGCACCGTACCATGCAGAAGTCATACGACCGTCCGCAGAACGACCCAACTGGTGGTCAGTCAAGTAGGTCACAGAGTTGAATGCTTGCCACCATGAACCGCGACCGAACTCAGCGCCTGGCTGTGTCTCCAACAACTCGTATGCCTTCTTCGCGTTAGGTGCGAGGTCTTTGTACTCACGTACCTCATCCGCAGGAGACTGTGATGGGAACAGAGAGTTGTAGTACTGAATCAACGTCTCTGACGTGAACTGCTTGGATGACAAGAACTGCGCCATCTCTTTGTACTGGTCAAACTTTTCATGAGCAAGACCCAAGTGTTGCTTGACCATCTGAGGATCGAAGGCACGACGGTGATTGACCTTGATACCGTTGTTCGCAGAACCCTTGAGAGCGAGAGACAAAGTATTCATACAGGTCACACGGATTGGAGTGAATCGGATATCGATCGACTTGCCGTACTCGTGTGGGTTAGAGAACAGAAGGTATGAGTCCACTTGGTCGCCCTTCAGAACGTCGAACGACTCTTTGATCTTCGCGAGTGCGTAGACGAACTTACCACCCTTGAGTGAACCCGCAGAGTTCATCTCCATGTCACCAGCGGCGCAGTACTCGTTGAAGAACGTAAACGCCTCAAGGTTCTGACAAGGTTCCCAGTTACCACCCACCTGAGTGAGAACTGCGTTGTCAGAAGAACGCACCAGCGCCTCCATACCCGTAGGGATCAGATCGACGCCCTCTTTCGCAGCGTAGGTTGGGACTTTTTCTACCGTCCAGTCTACACCCGCTTTTTCCATCATTTGCATCGGAGTCATGTCATTAGACACCTCAGTACCGATACCCCAAGGACATCCACCAGCAACGGCAGCAGTTTCGATTTGCAAAATATCATTCATCATTATATAAACTCCGGTCTGTACTTTTCAAACAATTCTTTAGCTTGGGCACCGAACCCAGCCTCTTCGAGACGCTCCATCATGACGCGAATCTTATGGGCCTCATCGCGACCCTTGGTGTAGTAGCGATGATCATCGCTGTAGTGATAAGTCCAATCATGTTTTTGCAACATGAGTTCAAACAAATCCATTTCTACCTGACTCATTACGCAGCCTCCTTTCTCTCGCGGGCGTCTAAGATCATATCGCGAACATATTCACGGTCAATAGTGTCCCCGTCAAAGTCAACAGAAGGACGATACTTGAATCGATCGATCATACCTTCACAGATCTCAACGATAGTGAACTCGTAAGGGTAAATCGCCTCTTCACCGCAGTAGAACATTTGCATGTACTCGATGAAGTCAAGGACTTCGGCAACGGTCAGTTCTGGATCGTTGGGGCGGAATGCACAGCTGTAATACTCAGTAACAGCATGAATTTCTAAAATGTCACTCACAAAAATATCACTCATAATTAAGACTCCTTAACCAATCGAACACGGGCCCAATCCCAACCACCTTCAACTTGCTCAATCAAACCCTTTTTCAACAAAGAATCACAAGTTCGACGGTAAAAGGGTTTGAACATACCAAACTCAAAATAGGCAACTTCATCATACTTGTCGGCTTCTTCGACCCACTGCATGAACTGTTGTTGGATCTTAGTCAATTTCATATCGATCTCTCATCTCAAATTACAAAGTAATTATAACATGATTTTGAAACATGCGTCAACACATTTTGAAAACTTTTTTATGTGAATTTTCACATTCAGACAATAGACCAATATCCATTTTTCACTAGATCAATTAATCGATTGTTGGATAGTTTCGAGAAGATGAAATCTGCAAACTTACTAGTCATCTGATAGCGCGTATCAGGGTCGAAGTATAGAATTTCTACGTTCGCATCTTTAAAATCTAGATAAGACGTTTTAGGACAAGTTTTCGCAGATCCTGTTAGAGCGTTTCTTAACTGATCTGCTAGTCTAGACTCATTAAATCTGTAACGAAGAACATAAGAACACTTACCAGTTTCAGAGCACCAACCAGAATGATACATGTGAGGATTATTCTTTACATGTTTTTCGATCATCTCTTCATCCATTGTCGATGACCAAGATGCCTTACCAGACATAGCGGCGACAGTCTTTACGCCTTGTTGCACTTCTGATTTGATCTCAACAGGCTCTCCAGTTTTACGCATGATAGCATCATAACCATGTTTGTGGTCGTCATCTTCTAGTTCACAAAAATTCTCGATGACATAGCTTTCTCGATCGGTGCCACCGGCAGTCGCGAGAATATACTTTTCATGAGGACTTAAATCGTCATCATAATTAAAGGCATTAGCAGTTGTCGATTCTAATACTTCTTGATACCAATCATTTTTTTTAACGCACATAATATTTCTCTCTCTAGTGAATTGTTACATTTTCTTTCATCATTAATAGATCACTTTCTTGTCGAGCGATTTCTTCTTTAATGACTTCAATTTGTTCATCGTGACTGAGACCGAGTTGCGAAAGTTCAATTGCGAACTCGATATCATTAGTGAAACCTTCAAGAAAGGCTTCGATTACCAATTCAAGTTGTTCGGCAACTTCACCTACTTGATACCACTTCATGCGGCCGCCTCATACTCGACATAAGTGAGCGAAAAGTCGTCGCCCTCTTGGAACTGCAACCAAGTGCGCTTGGCGACAGGGGTAAGATCGAAGAATGACTTCGACTCACGTGTGCAGTGTAGGGCATCGCCCGCCAGCACCGCGTAGGTGGGTTCTTCCCACTCCTGAACGTGGTCCGACTCCACGAAGTCGATCGCATCGACAACGGACTCAGAGATGACGTACTCCTTAGAGTACTCAGAAGAGTGCTCGATGATTTTCGTCACCATCTCCCACCACTGCGAATCAGCGACTTCCGCCGCAGACGCAGAGACGATATAGGTGTCACCACCCTTTGGCTTCCACCGCTGAGGGCACTCACCCTCACCGTCCCAATCATGGGCACCGTAGTTCTCAAGAAACTGAGTTTGAAAAACAACACGAATAGACAGATTAGACATAACAAAATCCTCTTAAGTATAAAGTAGACCGTAACCAAGCATGAAACCAAGTGCCATTCCCATGGCGATCAGAACACCCCAAGCAACAAACTCAGAGGAACCAACTTCACGCTTCTTTTCGGGGCGCGGACGATAATCTCTCATTACGCTCATTGCAGTGGGATCTCCATCTTAGGACCGACAAACTCAGCGAGTCGGCGTTCGACTTCTTGGAACATCAAAGTGTATTTGCGACCCTCAAGTTGACGAATGCGCATCGGGCACACTTCGTACTTCAGTTTCTCATCGTACATCGCAATCTTTTCTTCGTAGGTCATAATCATCTCTCATCTCAACTTACACAGTAAGTATAGTTGTTTTGAAAATAAAAGTCAACACTTTTTTTGTGTGAATATTTCACACGATCTCCTTTACTTTACAGTACTCTTCTGACATGCGTTTGATTTCGAGGACCTTACCGCCATCGACCACGATGACAGTTTCGCCGATCTCAAGACCGGCCGAGAAAAAGTTTTGTGAAACACAGTCGTAAGATAAAGTCATAATCATGCCTCCTTAGGCGCAAACAGTTTACCGAAACCTTCGACCAGAAGGTTGTAAGCGTAGACTTCGTATCTCCACTCATGGTCGAAATCGTAGTCGTCAGTCTCAAGAGCGGCAACTTCCGCAGCAGAATAACGCTTCTCAAAACCTTGAAGAGCGTCAAGGGTATCGTCAGTACCCATAAAATTCTTGATAATACGCAGGGCTTGATTAAAGTCGATGCCTGCATCGCGCATCTCTTCAAGTTCGTATTCAGTTTGGTAAATCAATCGTGCCATATCAATTACTCTCTCTATCATCAAATTACAGAGTAATTATAGTTGTTTTTGAAACATGTGTCAACACTTATTTTGGAAATAAGTGAACTTTTTTTCGTTAATTTGTCACATTTCTGGCAGGTGTTTCGCGTGGATCTTACAACCGATAAAGGCGTTGTAGTAGTCATCACGCAAGAGTACGTCGTACTCGAATTGGAGTTTTGCCTCGTAGTAGGAACACTCGCCTTTGGTGCGGCAGAGTTTGAGGACTTCACGTTTGTAGTTGTCTGCGCCGCGGGATGCGACGGCTTCTTTGAGTTCCTGACTCGACCCGTAATATTTGGGCCAGTCGGATTGGACACGAGTCTTCACTTTGCGTTTGCGAGTCTTCGTGACGGGTAGGGTTTTAGGTTTCCAAAAGAACTTCTTACCGATATACTTCATACCAGTATCCAGTTCAGTGATTTGGTAGACGAACCCTTGGTAGTCTTCTAGGAAGGTCTCTTCGGGTTCGAATATCTTGTCTTCATACAGCCATGTCATGCAACTATATAGAGTTGCTGTAAACCTCTATGAAGTGTGGTTCACCGTTTGCTACAGTCTTCGACCATTCCGCAGAGGCATCACCATCTGCTTGATCACTGACGTATTTGTAACAACGGAACTCGACACCCATCTTTGCGCAAACCTTGGCGATTGCGTACGCCTCCATGTCTACGAGGTCAGCGGGAATCTCTAGATTTGGGTCAGAGACAAAGTTGTCTCCGGTACTGCACGTCAGACCGTCACCGTCTCCCAGAACGATACCTTGTTCGAACGGAGTCTGGCCTGGGTCACAACCGATACCACCACACACCATGTCGCGTTGCACGAACTGTGTGACTTCGTGAATACCAGAGTCTACAGTAATACCACCCGCAGTACCAAAGTTCCATACCACGTTAGGTTGATGTCTCTCAATCAACATCGCGGCAGTCATTGCCGCATTGACCTTACCGACACCAGTAAAGAACACATTGTCCCATCGAGACATGTTAGGTGTTTCTATCTCTAACGCCACTAGAATGATATCTGACATTTTATTCATCATAGGTCACTACAGAGTATGTTTTAATCTGTTGACCACGAAGACTTTCGGTGCCACCTAAGAATGCCAAATCGATAACACAGCCATAAGAGATTTTCGATACATCGAACGTCTGTAATAACTCTGCAATCGCAAGTGCCGTCCCGCCTGTCGCACTCACGTCATCAATGATGCATACCTGACTGTTCTTATTCAATGGCGCAGTTGTTTTAATTTCAAGCGTACGTGATGCATACTCACACTTATACTTTCTGGTCTTGACTGGTGGTGGTAATTTTCCTGGTTTACGAACAATATGAAGAGGAATGCCAAGATACAATGCGACGGGCGCGCCCCATAGAAATCCACGAGCGTCAGGTGCCACGATATCTGTATATCCTTTTCCTTCCATGAAATTCACGAGAGTACGAACACTTTGTTGAAATGCTCTAGGATTCTGTAAGAGACTGGTCACATCTTGAAAGTTAATTCCTTCTTCTGGCCAGTCTGGGACAGATTGTATTACCTGTTTTAAATTCATGTTACTCATCTTCTATTGGTTGTGCATCGACATCACCACCGCACATAGGGCAATGACGTGGCAGTTCATCTTCGTAAAGAACACGAACTGCACTCTCGATATCACAAATTGGACACTCTATTGTATACTCTTTATCCATTACGCGACCTCTAGTTCAATCTCCTCCCAACCAAAGTCTTCGCCTTCCATGCCAACAACAGAATACTCTGTCACTCGTTTTTCAAAGAAGTTGTCGTGTGATGCTCCGTTGAGCACCCAGTCTAACCATGGTAGTGGATTCTTCTTCTGTTTAAACATAGGTTTAAGACCTAACTGAAGCAGGCGACGATCAGCGATATGTCTTATATAGTCGCGCACTTCTTTCTTAGTTAGACCCTGTACCTCATTACCTTTAAATGCAAGTTGAATAAACTTCTCTTCTAACTTGACTGCATTTTCAGCCATTTGATAAATCTTTGACTTGAGTTCGTCGTTCACGATGCGAGGATGTTCCTCACAGAACTCACGAAACAACTTTGAGTTACCTTGTACGTGGATGGTCTCATCACGGATGGACCACTCGACGATTGTTGCCATGCCTTTCATTCGACCAAATCTCTGAAAGTTTAGCAACATAACAAACGATGCAAAGACAGACATGCCTTCGTTAAACACCGACTGTGCCAATGCGAGCGCCAGTCCAGTGTGAGAGTTCGTTTCACCCTCTTTCATAAAATCAATCTTGTCTGCCATTTCTTTATACTCTAGAAACTTGTGAAAGTCTTCGTCCGGCAGACCAAGTGTATCATTAAGAAGCGCATACGCACGTTGGTGTACTGCTTCTCGTGCCGCAAACGATGATAGCATGTTGCGGACTTCGTTGTTCTTGAACTTTGGAATTAATAGTTCGTGGTAGTTTTCACCTACCTGTACGTCTGACTGCGTGAATAGTCGCAGTACGTGAGTAATAAATTCTTTTTCAGACTCCGTCAGTTTTGTTTTCCAGTCTTGAACATCTTCTGACAGTTCTGCTTCATCTTCAATCCAGTGTATTTCCTCATGTTTCTTTGATAGTTCAACCGCCCAAGGGTACTTGAACGGCTTGTATGTTTCCGATGTTTTTAGTAATGACATACTAATCCTTTATTTGAATTGTTTATTAACCCTCGCAGGCTCGACACTCATCGTCACCTTGTGTAGGTTCGTACTCCACTTCACCCTTTAGATGCATCATAAGATCATCATATCCGCCGACATATTTGCCATTTAGATAAATTTGAGGAACTGTTGTGACTTTTCTTCCTGTAACCTCTGCGGCAGACTTCTTTATCTCCTCAAGGTCAACATAGTCATATTCTATGCCGCGTAGTAACAGTTCCTCTGCGGCCATCTTACAATACGGACAATCTTTTTTGCCGTAAAGTATTGAGCGATTATCATCTTGCAATGCAACTCGCTCTACTTTGTCTGATACAGTTTCAGCACGAGACTTTGCCTCAGTACGTAAATAGTATAGACCTTTCAATCCTTGTCGCCACGCGTTGAAATGCACCTTATTAACATATCGTTTAGGTGCACCCGACGGGAAGAAAAGATTGACCGACTGACCTTGACAGATGTACGGTTGTCTGTCAGCCGCATGTGCCACTACCCAGTTCTGATCCAGTTCTTGAGCAGTCTTAAAGACTGCCTTCTCACCTTCATTCAAGAACGGCAGGTGTTGAACTGATCCCTTGCGGGTAATGATGCTAGACCACGTAGATTCGTTGTCCTGACGCTTCTCTTTAAGAAGCGCTTCAAGATACGAGTTCTTCACCAAAAACGAACCTGCGCGAGTTCTATGCGTATAAGCACATGCCTTCAATGGTTCAATCGATGGTGACGTGGATAAGATGACTCCTGACGACGCGTTAGGTGCTATTGCTAATAGATGGGCATTGCGCATCCCTGAACCTAAACCGTCTGAGTATTCACCCCGCTCTTTCGCAAGGAGTCTTGATTCTTCTTTTGCTTCGTGATTGATATGCTCAAACACGACCTTATTTATTTCTCGGGCCTTGTCTGATTCCCAAGCAACAAAGTGTTTCTGTAGGAGTGAGTGGAAACCCATCGCTCCAAGTCCAATGCTTCTTTCTCTCTCTGCCGAATAACGGGCGCGGGAAATACTATCAGGCGCATTGTCGATGAAGTATTGGAGAACGTTATCCAACATACGAACAAGATCACGCACGATATTAGTGTCTTTCCATTCATCATAGTATTCCAAATTCAGTGACGATAAACAGCATACGGCAGTTCTATCTGGTCCCGTAGGCAAGTGTATCTCATTACATAGATTCGACCCGTGAATCTTAAGTCCCTTCTCCTTCAGAGGCATTGGTAGTGCACGATTCGCCGTGTCAATAAAGTTTAGGTATGGTTCGCCTGTACGGAACCGCACCTCTAGGATTCTTTCCCACAACTTACGTGCGTTGACCGTGTCTTTGACGATATCGTCTTTCGGGTCGCGCAGATCGAAGTCTGTGTTGTTGATCACCGCCGCCATAAACTCATCGGTGATATTGATTGCGTTGTGTAGGTTCAGTGCCTTACGTTGCACGTCACCCGTGGGAATACGAATATTCAGAAACTCAATGATGTCTGGGTGTGAGACATCTAGATACGCCGCATAAGACCCTTTACGCGTCTTACCCTGACGATATGCAATCATGTCTGCATCAACCGTGTGTAGAAAAGGAATCGGACCTGGTGCGATGTCAGAGACAGTACGCACGTCACCCCAGTGACCACCAACTCCGCCACCCATAACAGACAACCAGCGTAATTCACTAGAATGCTCAATCAATCCATCTAGTGTATCTGGTACGTAGGTTAGAAAGCATGAGATTGGAAGACCACGCGTCTTTGCGCCTTCTTTGGGCGCATTAGATAGTACAGGTGATGCAAACATGAACCACTTCTTACTGACATATTCGTAAAGACGTTGCGCCAGATAAGGATCCATCTCATCTTTATATACTGACCATGCCTCTGCTGCTCGGGCGTATGCATCTTGAGGAGAGTCTTCTCCTTCGATCATATAAAAATCTTTTAACATCCCAACTGCGTAGTCAGTCAGTAGATCGTCGCGATCATAGTTCACTTCAACATTCATAACTATCCAATTATTTGTATTCTCTATAGAGAGAAGTATCCACTCTCAAGTATTTTAGGTGCAATCGCATTATAATGATTTATATCTTTCAAATAGTAGATATGATCAGCAGCCTTTGCCCACAATCCTGTTTTTGGTTCATTCGAATGAACCTTGTACCATCTTTGTAACCATTCTTCAGGTGAATCTGGATCTCTCTTGACTGAATGACTCACCCACTTTAAATACTGTTCTTGCGTTACAATAGAAACATCAAGATGAACGCCTTTATCTACACATTGTGTCTTCGCACGTTTCCATCTACTACCCATTGTAGTATCTATAGTTTCTGAGACTATTATTAGGTAAACTGTGTCATCTCTAACTGAACAATACCGAACAGTATACTCTTCAAATAGTGATTTGTCAAGACACATGATCACATCATACGCGATAGAGTTGCCCTTTAAGTTGTTCAGTACCGCGACCATATTTACTTTGAATAATCGTAAAAGGGTTCATCTTCTTTGTACTCATAACTTTCTATGAGCATCTGTTTACCAGTTTCCCAAAACTTTTTGCAGCAGGCCTCGATATACTCTTCTCTTTCTTCAGAGTCAAAGAGGCCCTCCCACAACATATGGTTATGGAATGAATCTTTGGGATTTGTAACTAGAAATCTATCGGCCGACAGATCAGTGCCTTCGTATCCTTTTAGAGCCACATAGATTAGATCCGACTCTGTATACGATGATGTTATCGATGAAGTGTCTTCATTAGTTGTTTCTAAAACAACAATTTTGTACTCTACAAAGTCTACGATCTTCATGGTAAGAAACTCTTATTTGAACGTAGAATTATATAGTATTATAGAGATTTTGTAAATGGGTATTTTAAGAGTTTTTTGGTAAAATTCTTCTTAAAATCTTGACAGCATCTTTGCGTTTATTTTTGCGGTCATATTTCTTACGAACTATAACTGTATTCTGAATACCAGTGCTACTTGTATTGTTTGCAATCTCTTCGTCAAACTGTCGCATGAACTCTTTATATGTTTTCATTTTTTGATCTCATTTGCAGAAAACAATACTCTTTTTCCCGAACGTACGTGGGTGCCTTCGTACACAGAAATGCCTAAAATGTCATGACAAAAATTTTTCTCAAAAACACGAATTTGATCGTCTGCGCGAATAATATCATCACCAGTGTCGGTGATAGAATCGTATCTCATTCGGTACGTGCCTTCACCTAATTCGCCATTATCAAGAACATACCACTTAGAATTTTCCATCAATACATCTAAGATATCGACACCAGTATTCTCATGAATTTTTTGTAAATTCTTATCAGTTAGATTTCCGTGTTCTTTGATAAGTGCCAGTGCAGCACCATAACGAGCAACAATAGAAGTGCCGCCAGGGGCCTTGGCCATGAGTTTCTTTAAATTGAACACGAGGCGATGAAACGCTGTATAATGAGATCGATATGCATCTCTATTATCCATAGTGTCCATAGAGAAATCTTTTCGTTTCTTACCATCTTCGTCGATAATGCCTGCCTTAAATGCCTCAGTATCTTCGAACGGAGTGACGAGCAGTTTCAAGAACCGAATTGTATAAACGACATCTGCTGCCGACTTTAAGATTCCCATCTGAGTTCTCTCAATTTACTTACTACGTATTTATCCATTTGTATGCCAGTGATATCATCATTTGATATTGCCCGAAGAAAAATCAAAAACGGTTTAAGAGTAGGCCACTGTTCAAGTGGTATCTTGAACGCTAACATTTCCACTCCCGCCTCATGACCGAAGACATTAAAAATTACTATGAGATGATTTAATATCAATCTCTCTGCAAGTTCGCCTTTTTCATGATAGCGATTAATCAGACGTTTGACGTACTTAAATCTCTTGAGATCGTCGAAGAATTCTTCGCCATCTATGTGCTTGGGATTGTAGTAATTTTTAGCAGCGTATACAATCAAATTATTTTTGTTTAACTTCATAATATTCTACCAACAAGTTGATTTTATTTAGTTAAACAAAAAAGCCCGTAGATGACTACAGGCCTTTATATGAATTACAGTAAAGATAATTACTTCTTGACTGGATTTATGACGTTCTTGTCACCGTTTGACAAATTGTCAGCACCACTACGAGCAGGTGCCTGTTTCATGTCTTTTCCACCAGCCTTGAACGTTTTAGTGTGACCATCTTCTTCGTTGTCTTCAATTTTCTTATCAGACTTCTTGTGTTGAGCAATAACTTTCTTGTCATGCTCAGATGAATGATCGTCATACTTTTCTGGAGCAGTCGCGCCCTTTTTAGGGTCCATTGCCTCAGCCATTTCTGACCACATCTTCTCAAAGTCCGAACGAAGATCTAAACTCTCAATCTTAGAAATTTCAGATTTCTTGCCGGCAGTTTTTGGATTTTTCTTGATAGGATCTTCACCATCTTTTGCGTCGATCGCATCGTCCGTTGCCGCACGACGCTTGTGTAAGTATTCGTCAGAAGAATCTACATCACCGTCATTGTCGATGTCCTTATCCTTACGATCTTTGAACTTCTTATCATTCTCTTTATCGTCTACTGGGTCAAGTTTCTTTTCTGATACTTCATGATAACCTTTGTTATCACAGTGATCACAGCCTTCACCTTCGCACTTAGAACACTCTTCTTGACCTTCCTTGTAGTGCTTCTTGCCACATGCTTCGTCTAGTTCTTCTTCGACTTCTTCATTGACAGTGCCGCTCTTTCTCAAGAAGGCTGTTACCCCAATCGCCTTGGCACCTTTGATACCGTTCGCAGCGAGTGCCTTCTTAATAGTGCCCATACTATATGGACCCATATTACCGATTTTCTTTTCTTCTAGATTTTCCTCTGACTGAGGCTCGGAGACCATTCCCAAATATGCCTCCATAATTTTATTGATATCTGACATCATAGTCTCCGTTAATTAATTACGCATCAAAAAACATTTTGATGAATACACCAGCAAAGACTGTCGCAGATAATGTAATGATGTATTGCATTACTTTCACAGTCTTACCTTGCTCCTGAACGTTATCCTCGATTTCGTCCATTCTTTGAGAGAAACGATTCATACGTTCGAAATGTTGTTGATTTGCCTTTTCAATGTTTATAAGCTTTTCTTCTGCCCTTGCAAGATCAATCATTGCATCGGAAAGCTTGTCTATTTTGTCCTCAATTCTTGCGAGGCGTTGCTCTTCACGTTGCACATGCTCTTGTAGGATATCTTTGTCTGCCATGTTCGATCAGCCCATTAGTATTGATTATATAAGTCATACGAAAAATTATATTATGTTAATGTAATTATTCTGACTTATGGTTAAGGTTTGTGTTTATTTATAACAATCAATTACCAATTCCTGCACGACCAATAGCGCGCTTTCCACTTCGGTCCAGGATTATCACAGTTGTGACGAGCCCGGAAATTCTTTCGACGACCTGGGTCATCTCGCTTAATCTCCATGTTCGGATCACCGAATGAGACTTTCACGATATTACCCTTATCGTTTTTCGTATAGACATAGAACTTCTTAGAGCCACCACGTACAGGTTTATTCAGAGTCACTTTGCGGCCCTGATATTCTGCCTCTACTAGTTCTAACTCTTCGTCGAGTGACGCACAATCGTCACAACAACGCTCTTCTATGTACTGCTTAAACTTTTTCATGACATCACATTCTTGGCAATCGATGTCACAGTTGCCTTTGTTGGTTTTGGATGACTACCAAGGTCTACAGTCTTACCGCTCTTAGTCTTTAGAGACAGAGAGTAACCGTCTTGCTTGCCACGCATACCCTTGGTGTTTCTCTTAGTAGCAGTAACAGTACCATGAGGTGTCTGGAATGCTAACGCAGTATCACCAACTGCTTCTTTTTTGAGACCGCCCATCGCATTACCGTACATCTTCTTCTTGATATTCTTATATCTTGCAGAAGAATCTGAACCTTTGTTACCCGAAGCTCGACGTTCTTTTCTCTTATCAGCATCGATCTCTGCTTGAGTTGGTTTACGATATGCTTCTCTCAATTCAAAAAAATCTTTCACTTTAACTTCCTCTTGATGCGCCTCGAAATACCTTCGTTCCCGCAACTGGATTGACTGATTTAACTTTGTTATTTATAGGGTTAAAATTCAGTCCCCCGTAGTTGTTGTCGGATGCCTGCTGTAGTTTTTGTTTCTTCGCAGCAGACATTTTCTTGTTACGTGGTTTCTTCGATTTGCTCATAACTGTCCTATGTGATATACGTGTTGAGTTCGTACTTGCCGCCGCCCATACCATACACTTGGACAGCAAGCATCTTCTTAGGGTTGTCTTTGAGTTTCAATGTGAAACTATTGGTACGACCCTCACTTGGTTTCTTAGGACCAGACGCAACCTTCGAATCGATGTCGTCTGGATCTACTATGTGACCTTGTTTCTTTGCCCATGCGTATGCGTGTTGTAACGCACCTGAGTAGGACTTGTGGTAAAGGTCATAACCGGAACCTGATTTGGAACCCATCTTTGGTGGTTCCTGTTTCTTTGGTGTTGCCCTACGTTGACCACGGTAGTATGCTTCGTCTACGGAGTTGAAAATCAATCCGTTGAATGTGCGATCAAGTCCGTGTTTAGAGAGAATCTTTTTGATCTCTCTTCCTTCTGGAGTAGCGCCACCTTTACCATACATCGTCTTGTTGATGATGTTGTTGATTCGGACTTCCTGTTGAGAAATGATCTTCTCAAACTTGGCAGCACCTTGTCCGGTCTTACTCATACTCAACGATCTCACCATCGTCGCGATCGTAGATAGTGCATCTGAGATTGACTGAAAGTTGATGTCCTTGTTCTTAGCAAAATCCTTTGCGGCAGATTTAAATATGTCAATACTCTTGACGTTGATGTCTTCGTTGACTACCTTGTTCGCCTTCTTGGCAATAGCGATCGCCGCCTGTTGTTCAGGCGACGATGCTTCAACCGCATACCCCATCTTCTTCAGTTCGTCCTTAGAAAAAGATGGTGGCGGTTTACTGAAAAAGTCAGACGCCTTCTTAATCTTGTCCAGTCTCTTCTGCGAACCAAGACCATGTTTCGACGCACGTGCGGAAAGACGGTCTTGTGCAGACCGCCTTGCTTCTCTTATTTCAGTAAACTTTTTCATCATTAGTCGTCCGAACTACTAATACCGCCTGGGAAGTTTGGTCTAGGCAATGTCCAAGAATCACATCCCCTATCAAACTGACCGTGTTCTTGAGATTGCGCAACAACCCATGAAGATAGATCTTGGTTGAACGACTCTGCGTTTTCAAACATTTCTCCAAAGTCAGTCACGTTTGAAACATTCCAACCGCTAATGTCTTGGTTGAACGCAGTCGCATCTTGGAACATTTCATCCATACTAGTAGCACCCGAAGTATTCCAGTCACCGATATATTGGTTGAAACTTGAGTTCTCCTCAAACATCTCGTCGAAATACTTAACGTTGGAAACATTCCAATTACCAATTTGCCCATTGAAGTTGGCATAAGAGAACATACTTCTCATGTCACGCGCCTGAGAAGTATTCCAAGAATTGAGATCTTGGTTGAACGAGATTGCTTCTCTAAACATTTGTTGTAATTGAGTCGCATTGCTCATATTCCAATTATCGATAGGTTGGTTGAAACTTTCGGCGTCTTTGAACATATTATAGAAATCTCTTCCGTTTGAAGTGTTCCAATTATTGATTGACGCAGAACCGCCATTGTTAAACCCTTTGGCATCATCAAACATCTGATCAAAACAGAATACCTGAGACACGTCCCAAGA